CCCCCCCCGCCGCCGCCGCCGCCGCCCCCGCCGCCGCCGACGCCGCCGACGCCGACGCCGCCGCCGCCGACGCCGCCGACGACGCCGCCGCCGCCGCCGCCGCCGCCGACGCCGCCGCCGCCGCCGACGCCGCCGCCGCCGCCTATCAGCTGTGGCCCGGTTGGACTCGATGGTACGTGCGCCCGCGATGGGCACTATGGAGGGTTGCACGTTGGCAGCTGTTCATGGGCGCCGAGCCCAACCCGTGGATGCCCATCGTCGAGATGTATCGGCTAGGCGTGGCGCCCATCGGCTACAACAAAGACGGCGAGTTTTGCATCTACGTCCCGAAGGTGCGTTCGTGAGTGCCCTCGACGTCGGGTATGCGACCGCGTCGGCGGCGTTCATCTTCTGCCTGCTCGCTCCGGGGGCTGAGCGTCGAGTCGTCCTCACGGCCCTCGGCGTCGTGGGCGCCATCTTCGGAGCGGCGGCGAGCCTGTCGTGGGCCTCGGTCGCGGAGTGGGTGCTGTGACTCTAAACCGCAAGAGCATTTGGCTGGGCGCGCTGTTCCTGCTCACGCCCATGATCGTGACGCTGCCCGTGTTCGGCGCCGTGTGGATCTATCGCCGCATCCGCGAGTGCCAGCGTGTGGTCGTGGTGCGCCCGGCCATCGAGGTGGTCGACCTCGTCGCCGTGCGCGAGCGGCTGCGCTGCAGTGACGCGGACTGGTGGAATCGATGAGTCTGCACACGGCTTTGTTGATCTATGGCTGCGTGACGGTGACGTTCATGGTCATGGTCAGCTTCTATTGGTCATGGCTGGAGGAAACGGGAGCCGGGCTGCCCTTCGACGAGATGCCGAAGGCAGTCGGCGTTATGGCTTCTTTTGCGTGGCCGGCATTGTTCCCGCTAGTCATCGTGATAGGTGCCGCCGCCTTGATTTTTGATTATGGCCCTCGATGGCTGGTGAGGGCCGAGCTGAGACGGCGTCAACGGGTAATAACGCGTGAAGCGGAGGCCAAAAAGCAGGCTGACGCGAAGCATTACGACGTTGAGCAGGGGCCACACCGATGATCGTGCGCGTGGGGGCGTTCATGACCGACCAGGACAAGGCGGAGGCGGCCATGATCGAGGTGTGCTGCGACGCGCTCGAGACGGCCATGGCCGCGGGCGTGCTCAAGGCGACTCGACTGCGCGGCGTGCTGTACATCGCCGTCGCCGGCCGTCATTTCCCTGTCGATTTCTGTCCGTTCTGCGGCCGAGCGCGTGAGCGCCGCGCCTCGACGGACCGCGACCGCGGGAGCGTGTGGTGAAGTGTCACCTGTGCACGATTTGTGATCGACCTGGTCACAATTCGCGCAGGCATGCGGGTGAGCGCCAGGACGCTCCGAACAGGCAGAAGTCGAAGCGGTGCACGTGCGGCACTTGGATTCATACGACGTCGGGCATGTGCCGACGCTGTCGCTATGCGACGAAGGGAGCCGGGTAGATGTCGAAGTCTATAGACGTGATCGCCGATCAGCTATGCGTCAAGCTCCAGGCGCTGGCTGAGCCCGCACGCGTGGCTGCTCTGAACCGCGTGCGCGAGAAGCTGCACGCCGTGAGCCCCTTCGCCGCCGAGCCGGTCGACTGCGTCTTGTGGGTCGAGCAGGATCTCGTCACGGCCAACGACTACAACCCCAACGCCGTCGCGCCGCCGGAGATGCGGCTGCTCGAGCTCTCTATCTCCGCCGACGGCTACACGCAGCCCATTGTGGCGGATCTCGACGATGAGAAGGCCGCCTTCGTGGTCGTCGATGGCTTCCACCGCCACCGCGTGGGCAAGGAGTCGGCGCTCGTCCGTGAGCGCGTCAAGGGCTACCTGCCGGTGGTGCAGATCAGAGACGAGCAGAAGGGCCGCCCGGACCGCATCGCCTCGACCATCCGCCACAACCGAGCGCGCGGGAAGCATCAGGTCGAGCAGATGTCCAAGATCGTGGTCGAGCTCAAGAAGCGCAACTGGAGCGACGAGAAGATTGGCCGCGACCTCGGCATGGACCCCGATGAGGTGCTGCGTCTGGCGCAGATCACCGGATTGCGCGAGGCTTTCAAAGATCGCTCGTTCTCCATGGCCTGGGAGACGGACATGACCGTGGACGACGAGGCGGTAGAGGAGTCCATAAAGGACTAAAGATTTTAGTTGACAAAATGCTAATAATTAAATATTAGTCTAAATATGAGCGCAAACGTAGATAGTACTCAGTGGACTGAGTGGCAGGGTAAGTGGGAGCGCCTGGAAGATGGCACTTTTGGTGCTTCTATCAGGTTCAAAAATCACGAAAATTTGATTGATAGATGCGTCGGTAAAATCGTTACACTCACTAGCAAAGCCGGTAAAAGAGAACGCGTAGTTCTTATTGAGCTAATTAAAGATTATGGAATTAACGATGTTACGATTTTTCGTTGTGAACGACTGATGGGTCATTAGCCCATATGGGTAACTGGGAGCGGGACCTCATCGGCCCGGGCCGCGCGCCCGAGCGTGGGCGCTATTACGCCGACTACCGCGAGCTGGAGGAATACGCCGCCGGCATGTGGCGACGCGCGTCGGGCGAGGCGCACCAGCTGAACCTCATCGCGCTGGCCGTGCGCCTGCTGCGCGACCCCGATCGCTTCCGCGGAGCGCTCGCCCGCGTGCTGCGTGAGTGGCCGACCAGCTGCAAGGCGGAGCTTACCCGCCGGGGAAACCATTATGCGTGGTTCGGCGCGGCCTCATGCTGCATCACGCACGGCATTCCCGAGCATCTGACCCGTCGTGCTTGGTGGAAGCTAGACGACGCCGAGCGGCTGGCGGCGGACGAGTGCGCGGCGGAGGCCGAAGCGTGCTGGCGGGCGGCGCATGCCTAGGCTGCCGCGCGTCTACTATCGTTACGACGAGCTAGAGGAGTATCACGACGGCATGTGGCGACGCGTCTCGGATACCGAGAAAAGGAGAACGCAAATGGCCACGAGACCTGAGTATCTGAAGCATATTGTCGTGGATATTCGTTTTGTCACTCCAGAAATGGCGAAGGAGTGGCTGGCGAATACGAAGAGAAACAACCGTTCTTTGAGAAAAGGTGTTGTAGAGAAATACGTATACGACATCAAGAACAATGCTTGGACAGTCAATTCCAGCGCTATCGGCTTCGACACCGACGGCAATTTGACGAATGGTCAACACAGACTGAATGCCATCGTGAAGGCCGATCGAGGCATTTACACGCTTTGTATTTTCGGACTACCTATCCGTTCCATGGATACTGAGGACGTTGGAGCTTCCCGCGGAGTGAATGGGGCGTTGCAGATCCGCGGCGTCGAAAACGCGAATGCTAAAAAGGCGATCGTGCAAGTTATCGCCAATCACGTTTTCAAGACGACTGTCGTCTTATCGGTGAGTCAATACGATAATTTCAATCTTCGTTTTCCTGGAGCGATAGATTGGGTTTGGGACGCGTTCAAAGGCGCCAAGGTCCAAATTCGCGCCGGCGTTAGGGCTGCCTTCCTATATGCCTGGATAAGCGGAGAGCACCGAGAATTGATCGAAAGCATTGTTTCCGACCTTAAAAACTCTTTTGCCGGCACATTCGCTCTCGCTGGAGGCTCTACTGAGGTTGCTCTTCGTTCCTACATTTTGGATGGCTCGCTAAGGGACGACGGAGATGTGATCTTCAGGAAAGTAACGCGTGCGATTCACTCTATTTTCGTTGGAGGTAAACCGCTGACTAAATTACAAGAATCGAAAGAGGGAATCGAATATTTCGAGAAGATTCTCGAAGCGTACGAAAAAGCAGGGAAGTTTTAAGGTGCTTAAGAGGTACCTGGACATCGATGTGCTCGAAGCTGCGCGCCAGCGCATCGCGCGGACATTCGACGATTTCCCGCGCGTCTATCTGAGCTTCTCCGCCGGCAAGGACTCGACCGTCATGCTGCACCTCGTCGCTGATGAGGCGCGCCGGCGCGGCCGTAAGTTCGGGCTGCTGCTCATCGACTTGGAGGCGCAGTTCCAGGTGACGATGGACCACGGTGAGGCGCTCTTCCGTGAGTACGCCGACTGCACCGAACCGTTCTGGGTCTCATTGCCCATCCATTTGCGCAACGCCGTGTCAGTCTACGAGCCCTTCTGGACGTGCTGGGACCCCGAAGCGCGTGACGCCTGGGTGCGCCAGCCGCCGGACTTCGCCGTCGTCGACGAGAAACACTTCCCGTTCTTCTGGCGGGCGATGGAGTTCGAGGAGTTCGTCCCCCTCTTCGGCGAATGGTACGGGTGCGGGGAACGGTGCGCGTGCTTCGTGGGCATCCGCACAGATGAGTCGCTCAATCGGTTCCGCACCATCGCGCTCTCAGACAAAGAGACGTGGCGCGGGCTGCGCTGGACGTCACGTGTCGGTGAGCAGCAGCTCTACAACGCCTACCCCATCTATGACTGGCACGTCGACGACCTGTGGACCTACCACGCCAAGAACCCAGAACGGCAGCACAACCGCCTGTACGACCTCATGCACCAGGCCGGGCTCACGCCGCACCAGATGCGCATCTGCCAGCCCTATGGCGACGACCAACGGCGCAACCTGTGGCTCTACCACGTCGTCGAGCCGCAGACCTGGGCCCGCGTCGTGGCGCGGGTCAACGGGGCCAACGGTGGCGCCACGTACATCCAGGAGTGGGGCAACATCAACGGCTACCGCCGGGTGACCAAGCCCCCGGGGCACACCTGGCGCAGCTTCGCTGAGCTCCTCGTTGCCAGCATGCCGCCCAAGTCGCGAGAGCATTATCGGAATAAGGTGCTGCTGTTCGAGAAATGGTGGACCGAGCGCGGCTACCCAGGCGGCATCCCGGACGAGGCCGACTACGACATGGAGGCGCAGCGCAAGGCGCCGTCGTGGCGGCGCGTATGCAAGACGCTCCTACGTAACGACTACTGGGGCAAGGGCCTCGGTTTCTCACAGCAGAAGTCCGAGGGCTACGAGGCATACCTGAAGCTCATGCGCCGGCGCAAGGCGGAGTGGAAGGTGGAGCAGGAGGCGCTCGGGTTCAAGGTCAACAGTGCGGTCGAAGCCGCGGAGGAGAACGCATGAGGCTGCAAGAGCTCGAGGATAAGCTGCGCTCCATCTACGAGTCGATGCCCCACAACGCCGACGACGCCGACGAGGTCGTGGACCTTCTGCGTGAGGTCGAGTCCCAGCGCGTCCGCGAGGGCGACCGAGAGATCTGGTAGCCCTTGATCGATCTGGAGACCGCGATCGCGCGCGCCGACAAGAGCGCATACTACCGCCGGCGCACGGCCCTCAAGCGGCGCGTGAAGATCAAGCAGGGTCTCTGCATCGACTGCAATGCGGTCGCCAAGGCGGGCGTGCGCTGCAGCGCGTGCGCGTGGAAGCACCGGCTGGCCCAGCGCCTGCGGAAGAAGCGCAAGTTCGAGCACCTGGAAAGGGACGAAGAATGAAGATCGACGACAAGAGCACGAGCCGCGAGATCCTCTCCAAGCTCATGCCCGTGCATGACGAGCTGAACCATTCCATGGTCTCGTTCGACGACGGGCACGGCATCTTCAGGGTGCTGTGTAGCTGCGACCACGATCAGATTTTCCTCGATCGCGAGGTCGAGAAACTCACGGGCCACGCCCCGTCGTGGGTGGTCGGGCGTCTGCGCGTGCTCTGCCGCGAGCGGAGGGCCGCGTGAAGCGCGTGCAGGTCGAGTCGCCATTCGCGCCGCAGACTCCACTTCCTGATGGCGAGTGTCCAACGGTCGGAACTAGGAACGCATGGCCGTGTTCGGATTATCGATGCGGTTACTGCAATGTTCGTCGCATACGAGAGAAAGAGGCTTCCCGCAACGCGCGCTACCTCGCTGCCTGCCTGCGCGACTGTCTCCTGCGCGGCGAGTCGCCGTACGCGTCGCATGGTCTGTTGACTCTCCCCGGTGTACTTCGTGACGACGTGCCCGAGGAGCGCGAGCTGGGCATCCGCGCCGGGTTCGCCATGCGCGAGGGAATGCACGCGACTGTGTTCTACACCGACCTCGGCTGGTCGCGTGGGATGCGCGCGGGTGAGGATCACGCGATCGAGTTGATCCGATACTCGAACGTCAAGGTCACGGGCTCGTCACCTGGCCACATCATCGAGTATCGAGAGCTTGGTCCTGATTGGGACAAATAAAAGATTTTAGTTGACGCGCACCCGCTCGGGGCGCAAGGTGGGGGACGCGTGCCGAACGAATCGATCATAGCGCGGCTCGACGCCGCGGGCATCCTCGTGCGCGACGAGCATGCCGAGCGCCGGTTGAAGGTGCTCAACTCGACGAGCGCGAGCCAGATCGAGCGCTGGAGCCAGTGCCCACGCCAGTGGTTCGGCGGCTACATCATGGGCGACTGGGCGCCGCAGAGCGAGGCACAGGCGCGCGGCACGGCGATCGACCTCGAGGTGCAGAAGCACTACCGCGGCGAGCCGGTCAACAAGGGCTGGCAGGAAGCGGTCGATGGCATCGTCAAGCTCCTGCCCGCGGGCGTGGTCATCCAGCAGAAGATCGTCATGCCCACCTACGACGGCGGGCCGATGCTGGTCGGGTATCCCGATTTCCTGTACGAGGCGGCGCCGGGGGACGTGTTCGTGGACGACCTCAAAAGCACGTCGGACTTCCGCTACGCAAAGAAGCCCGAGCAGCTGCGCACGCACATCCAGCCCGTCACGTACTCGGCGTGGCTGTGGACGCTGCCCGAGGTGCGCCGCGTGCGCGCTCGCCACGTGACGGCGAAGTTCCAGAAGGACGACAAGCACCCCGTCGGGTACCGGTTCCGAGGCGCGCGGCTGACCGAGGCGGCGGAGATGGAGCGCGAGCGCATCCAGGCCGAGTGGCTGGGGCTGCACGACGGTGTGCGGGCGATGGTGGCGACGGCCAGAACGGTCGCCAATTTCGATGATTTGCCGGCGCTTGGGGCTGTCGACGTCGACGAGTTTGGGAAAACCGGGTGCGAGCGATTCGGCGGGTGCCATTTCCGCGCGCGCTGCGGGCTGGACGTTTTAGGAGGGAGAAAAAAGATGAGCGGGAGCAGCTTGACGGAGAGGCTGGAGGCGATGCGTGCCGCGCAGGCGGCAAATGGGGCGGGGACCCCGACGGCGACTACGCTGCCGATTCCCCAGATGGAGCAGCCGCCGAGCGCGCCTGGATACGTCGCGACGCAGCCGACGATGGTGATCCCAGGGGCCTTGACCGGCTCGGGGTACACGGTCGAGCGGGTCAACCCCAACAACCTGCATCCGGCCGAAGTGCTGCCCGCCGACGCGGGCTACAAGCGTGGGCAGCCATGCAACGGCAACGGCCACTACGCGAGCTCGAACGGGCAGGGCTTCATCCCCGTCGAAGCGGGCCACGCATGCACGGTGTGCCAGCCCGGCCGCGTGCTGCCGCCGGACGCGCCGCCGCGCACGTCGACGAGCGCGGAATCGGACGCGGCCGAGGAGAGGGCGAAGAAGCGCGGGCGGCCGAAGAAGGAGCCCGAGGTGTTCAAGATCGGATGCTCGACCTGCGGCGAGAAGCTGCCCGCGTCGGAATTCGAGGCTCATATCAAGTCGCACACGACGCCGGCCCCTGCGGTGGCGACGCCGCAGGAAACGGACGCCGACCACGGCTACCGCGTGCTGCAGGAGAAGGGCTTCACCCTCGACGAGATCAACCTTCTCAACAGCGAGGGCCTGATGACCGAGGCGCTGGAGGGCAAGGTCACGACCGGCATGCTGCGCCAGCCACCGCTGCGTGCGGGGGCGGTGCCTGCGCCGGCAGCTCCGATCGCGACGGCGACCGCCCAGGAGCAATGGTACAAGAACAGCGGGCCGCCGCCGGCCACGGAGCAGACGCCACCGCCCACGACGGTAACCAACGTGTTCGTCTCGAGCGCGGACCACGTCATGCAGGCCCCTGTGTCCAACAACGGCGGCCCTATTTTTATCGACCACAACCATGCACGCGTCGAGTCCAACGCGCGCGTGCAGGAGCACCTGAAGGCGCTGCGCAAGGCGCCGCCGAAGGTCCCACCGGCCGCGCCGACGATCTATGTTGACTGCCACCCGGTCAAGGGGCCACACCGGACCGCCGCGGTCGACGCCGCCGACTGGCTCGGGCCCATTGCCGAGCTGGCCGCGCTCGCCCACGTCGACCGCGACAGCGGCAAACCCATGCCGCTCGACGACGTCTTCTTGGCGCCCTTTGGGACGGGGCGTGCCGTGCTGGCGGCGGCGTTGCGCGAGACGCTCGACTCGTGCCCGGCCGTGCTGGCGATCGACTCGACCAGTCCGGGGCAGCAGGTCGCGCTCGAGGTCCTGCGCCCGCACGCGGCGGTCATTGTCGAGCCGAAGAGGGGGCGATGAAGATACGGGGTGCGTGGTGAGTTGCCGTCACGACCTCGCGAACACGACGTGCTCGCGCTGTTACCCGGATAGCGGCGGACTTGACTCGAACGGTCTGCCGCAAATCGATCCCGGACCGGGTCCGCACGATCCGAACCTCGACGGTCCGGGTGCTATTGCGCTGGAGGAAAACCGTGAAGCGCCCGGTCCTGCGCGTCGCGGTTGAGGGCCCGCCGGGCGCGCGGGATCGCGTGCTTCAGTCGCTGCGGGAGATGGGCTACGAGGTCAAGCAAGTCTCGGCGCTGCCGGGCCGACGACTGTCGGCAACGGTGCTGGCGCCACACGGGGAGGTCTGACAATGGACGAGATCGATATCGAGGGCATCAACCAAGGCGAGCTGCTCGCGGCGCTCTACAACAATGCCAAGCCGGTCGGCCTGGGATGGCTGCACGTGGATGCGGCGACCATGACCGCGGAGGAGGCGTGGGAGATCATCAATAGTGGAGGCGAATCAGCGCACCTGCGCGCGTCGGGATTCGTCGTGCTCGATGGCGGCGCCGATTGGCGAGTCGATTACGTCAAAGGGCGACCGATCAAGGTCTCGGTCAAGGACAACACGTTGCGCAAGGCGTGGCTGTATGACCGAGACCACGGCGAGGGCGCATGCGCGCGAGTCGTCGCGGAGCTTCGCGCCAAGGCGCAGCGATGAAGCCGCTCGTCATCTACCACAAGGGCTGCATGGATGGCGCCGCGGCTGCGCTCGCGGCCTGGCTCCGCTTCGGCGAGGAGGCCGAGTACCGCCCGGTGAGCTACGGTGACCCGGCGCCAATCGACGACGAGGTCCACGGGCGCGACGTGTACGTGCTCGACTTCAGCTACCCACGCGCGGAGCTGGAGCGCTTGGACAAGGTGTGCGCGTCGCCCGACGGCGGGCATATTGAGGTTCACGATCACCACAAATCCGCCATGGCTTATTGTGAGGGGCTGGAATTCTGCACCTTCGACATGGAGCACTCGGGCGCGGCGCTGGCATGGTTTCGCTTCCACGGTCGCAGACGCGCCGGCGACGACACGCTGCTCCCCGAGCTGTTCGCCTACATCCAGGACCGCGACCTCTGGCGCTGGAAGCTGCCGGGCACCAGGGAGGTCTCGGCGGCGCTTGGCGCCTCTGGCGCGCTGACCAACTTCCGCAAGTTGGTCCCGATCTTTCGCGACTGGAACAATATCAGCCTCGGGCAGACGCTTCGCGAGAGGTTGATCTCCGAGGGCGGCGCCATCCTCCGCGCCGAGCGCCTGCAGGTCGAGCGCATCGTCGCGACCGCGGAGGAGGTCGTGATCCCGTATTTCGACAATATCGAAACGGCGACCACGGCCCGCGGCGCGACGGGCATGGCCCGAATGCGTAGCGTTCGCGTCCTCGCGGCCTGCTCGTCGGTCCTGCAGTCCGAGGTCGGCGAGGAGCTCGCTATCGAGTCCGCCCGCCGCGGCCGCGAAGCGGTCGGGGTCGCCTACTACAAGGACGGCCCGTCGGGCAAGTGGCGCGTGTCGCTGCGCTCGCGAGACATCGAGGTGCCTAACATGCACCCGCGGGACGATAGATCACCGGGACAGATCCCCGCCCCCGACGTCTCCGCCATCGCCAAGTCGTTCAACGGCGGCGGGCACCATCAAGCCGCCGGGTTCGAGTGCGAGCGGCTGCCATGGGACAACGACGATCTCGACGTCATCGCGATTCGCAACATGGTGGAGAAACAGGGGGAGCGCTACGACGATCCGACGTCGCAGGCGTGTGATGAGATCATCGACTACATCGACGGTCTCAAGCGATGACCTTCATCATCGTGGTCGCCAGCCGGCAAGGCATCGTCAAGTTCGAGTGCAGCGCGCCCGCGGGCGCGCGCCAAGCCGTCGAGGACCTGGGCGAGTCCGCGTCGGTGGCTGCGGGCGTGGAGCGCTGGGCGCGCGCGGCTCGCGTCGGCGCGTGGCTCGACTGGCCGGGCGGGTACGCGTTCGCGGTGAGCGGCCCGGCGGCGAGGGTGGCGGACGAGCCCCACGCGTCGAAGGCGCGAGCATGAAGCCCCGAGTCGGACAATGGCTCTTCGCGTCCTGCTCCGCGCAGGACTACGGCGAGATCGTAGGCGTGGGGCAGGACGGCAACGGGACCCCGACGGTAGACATCCGCCTGGAAGATTCACAGGATTTGATCTGGTTCGGCGAGGACGACCTCGACCACTGGACGCCCGAGAAGGGCGGCTTTGGGTACCACGTCCTGACGCGGTTGGAGGTCTCGCCCGGGGCGACGCTGATCCTCCGTGGGGTGCAGTACCGTGAGACGAACGATGATGATTTCATCGAGTGCTTCACCCCCGGCGACGGCTGCTATCGCTGCACCAAGCTGCTCTGGCTGCGCGATCAAAAAACACCGCGCTCGTGAAGCTCTCCGAGCGCCTCCGCCCGCTGCTCTCCCCCGGGTCGGCCAACGACTCGCCCCTCATCGAGCGCGTCCTGCGCGAGAAGGGCGTCGGGCGCTCGGCGGAGTGGCGCCGCATCCAGTCGCTCCCGCGCCGCCGGCTCGACCTCTCGATAGATCTCACCCCGATCTGGCTCATCCCCGACGCCGACTGCCCTGGATGCGACCTCTGCCGCGACCCCGACGGCCGCCCGCGCCAGCCGCGTCTGCGCCCGATCCAGTCGGCGGCGCCGCTGGAGGCCGAGCGCGTCGGCGGGCTCTATGCGCCGATCGGCGTCGGGCATGGCAAGGAGCTGATCTGCCTCCTCCTGCCCGACGCGCTCCAGGCGCAACGCGCCGTCATCCTCACCGAGGCCCGGCTCAAGTCGCAGATGCTCGACGTCGATATTCCTCGCTATGGTCGCCACTTCCGGCTGCCGCTCGACCGCGTCGCCGGGGTCGTCTCTTACTCCGAGCTGTCGGGCACCGCCAACGGCGACGCGCTGTCGCGTCTGAACGCCGACGCGTATATCTGCAACGAAGCGCATACACTGGAGAACGACTCAGTGCGCTCCGATCGCTTCTGGCGCGACGTCGACGCGCACCCTGACGCGCCGGTCTGCGTACTGTCGGGCACGCTCGGATCGAAAGGCATCAAGCGCGGCCGGCGGCTGCCCGAGCGCGCGCTGCGCGGCCTGTGCTTCGTGCCGCGCACGTACCAGGAAGCGGACGACTGGGGCCGCGCCATCGACCCCAACCCGGAGGCCGGCGTCGACCCGCTCGAGCCCGGCGCGCTGCTCGACCTGTGCGGCCCCGGGGACCTCGCCGACGAGCTCGACCGGCTCAGCCCCGAGGAGCAGGCCCGCTTCGTCTCGCAGTCCTCGGACGCCATGCCCGTGCGCCGGCTGGTGGCCTGGCGCATCTTTCGCCGCCGCTCGACCGAGACCCCGGGTGTGGTGGCGACCGAGGGGGCGTCGGTTGACTGTCGGCTGGTCATCCGCGCCCGATCGCTGGTGCACACGCCCCCGGTCGCGGCGGCGCTGGCCGAGCTGCGCCGGACGTGGTCGGTCGGCGGCCAGGACCTCGTCGACGCCAAGGAGGTGGCGCGGTTCGCCAAGCAGCTCTACTGGGGCTTCTTTTACCGGTGGGTGTGGCCCAACGGCAGGGACGAGGAGTGGCTGGCCGCGCGCTCCGCCTGGCGCGGGTTCCAGCGCGACTGGCTTGCGCGCCGTGGGCGCCCGGGGTGCGACTCGCCGGAGCTGCTGCGCCGGGCGGTCGAGCGCGGCGAGGTGGCGTCGATCGAGTACGCGGCATGGCTGGCCGTGGCCGATCGCTACCAGCCCGAGCCGCCCAAGGAGACGGTCTGGCTCGACCGCGACCTGTGCGCGGACGAGGCGCTGGCGTTCGCCGTGGCGTGCGAGCGTGAGCGTGCGCCGGGGATCGTCTGGTACGAGCACCGCGCCATAGGCCAGGAGCTGGCGGAGCGCGGGCTGCCCGTGTTCACGGCCGGGGCTGAGGGCGACAAGATCGTCGACTTCCGCGGCTGGGCTTGCGCCGCCAGCATAGCGGCGCACTCGACCGGGAAGAACCTGCAGCACTTCCGGCGCAACCTGTGCCTGACCCCGCCGTCGAGCAACAAGCGCTGGGAGCAGATGCTGGGCCGCTCGCATCGCCCCGGACAGGAGGCGGACCTCGTCGAGTTTGACGTCCACGCGGGCGACCGCGCGCTGCGCAACGCCATCTGCGCCGCCTACCGCGAGGCGCGCGGCGAGTCGGAGATGCGCGAGCCGCAGCGCCTAGCGTACGCCGAGCGCGAGGGCCTCGACTTTGTCGAGGAGGACGAGAGGTGGGGCGGTTAGAAAAGATTTCGGTTGACACTCACGCCCAGTAAGCGCGAGTATCGGTTGCACGCTTCGAATTCAACTTCGACAGGAGCCAGAGAGATGGGAATCTTCGACCGCAAGCCCGCATCCGCCCCCCAGACCGCGCCCGCCGCAGGCGCCCCGCCACCGCAATATACCCAGCGCACCGCGCCACCCCAGGACAGCTGGAACGAGGACGACGATCCGTTCGCCGACGCCGCAGATGCAGCCAAGAAGGCGGGTGGCACACGCTTCCCGCAAATCTTCAGCGACGGCCAATGCAGCCACGCGCTCGTCGTCGACCGCATTATCGGGCGTAGGGCTCGCCTTGGCGGCCAGTCCTACCTCGTCGAGTGCCGCGTGGTCTGGTGCAGCCGGCCGGACATCGCCGCGGGCACGCCGCGGACCTTCATGGAGCTGCAGTCCAAGGAGGGCTGGCTCTCCCGCGTCGCCAAGTTCATCATGGCGGCCAGCGGCTGCACGGCCGCTGACATCGATACACCCGGCGTCAAGTCGACCTTCTCGCCCGATCAACCGTTCGTCGGCCTGATGTTCATGAACGACAATTCCCCGTCGCCGGACAGGAAGGACGCCAGCGGGCAGCCCTTCATCAACACCAACTTCCGAGCCATGAACGCGTCGGAGTGGGCGCGCTTTGCGCCGATGATGCAGGCGCTCGACGCCAACTGGCGGCCCAACGCGCTCCAGCCCGGCGCGTCGTAGTTTCGTTCCCCAGAGTTGTGCGTAAATTGCCGTCCAGTATCTACGTCGGCGGCAACGATGTTGAATCTCGAGATATATGCATCGTGCACGCTCTACTGATGCGGTGTTGCCCCGAGCCGCGGAGATTCGGGGCCCTTTTAGGGCGCGTAGACCGTTAGGGACGCGGGGCGGCCTGTAGAGCCGCAGCTTCGGCCGGCGTGGTTCGACTCCACGAGCGCCCACTTTTTGGAGGTTCGTATGCCACGCTCGATTCAGACGACCATCAACGTGGGCGACGGCGTCTGCGATCTTTGCCGGGGAAGCGAATTGGTCGCAGGATGGCTGATCCCTAATAACTCCCCGGCGGTGCGCACTCGCCTTTGCCGGACATGTCTGCGCTGCGTCGCCGCTGCTCTCCGCGCCGTCAAGCGCGAGCTGGACCGCAAGTGATCGACGTCAAGATCAAGCTCCTGCGTCCGACGGCGCGGCTCCCCGAGCGCATGACCGCGGGCGCGGCGGGGCTCGACTGCCGCTCGGCGGCGCGGACGGAGGTGCGCGTCTACCCGGACTGCCGCGCCGTCGTGCCGCTGGGCTTCGCGGTCGAGGTGCCCGAGGGCTGGGTGGCGCATCTCGTGCCGCGGTCGGGACACGCGTTCAAGCACGGCGTGGTCGAGTACTGGGGCACGATCGACAGCGATTACCGCGGCGAGGTCAAGGCCCTCCTCTTCAATCACGGCGACCGTGCCTACGACGTCCAGCCCGGCGAGCGCGTGTGTCAGATGATCTTCTCCCGCGTGCCCGAGGTGACGCTCACGGTCGTCGACGAGCTGTCGGGCACGGCGCGCGGGGAGAACGGTGTGGGGAGCACGGGGCGCGGGGAGAGTCTGGGCTTCTGCCGTTGTACGTCCCCGAGGGGGAATGTGGACTCTGAGAGCTGTTCGACGTGCGGTGGAATCTGGAAAGCCGTGCGACGCGCTGTCATTGTCCATGAACAGCATTGTGCTATCAGCACAGGCATTTGTAATTGTAGCGCCAGAAGGGGGTCATGACCGCCCGTCGCTGCTACTGCGGCCTCGTCCGCGTTCCCGGCCGACCCTGCGGCCACGGCGCGCCCGCCGGCGCGTCGCCCCGCGAGCTCAAGCGCGCGGCGTCGAAGCTGCGCCAGCGGGAGGTCCTGCACGCGTCGCGCAAGGCGCCCGGGTATATCAAGCGGCGCGAGATCCAGGCGGCCTGGTCGCCGCCGGTCGGCGTCTTCCCCAAGTTCAACGGAGGTCGATAGCAATGGACTGGATCGTGTTCGCCTACGCGTGCGGCTTCGGTCTGTCCTCAGCGGCCATCGCCATGGGCGTGTCTCTGATCTGGTATGAGCCGCTGCGGCGCGACCTCGAGCGCGTGCAGCGTAGGCTGCGCGCCATGGAAGAGGCGGCTGAGGCCCGCGAGGCGAATGACCGCAGGTACGAGGTCGAGCGCGGGCCGCACCGATGATCGTAGGCTTCACAGGCACCCGCGATGGCATGACGCGCGAGCAGGGTGAGCGCGCCGCGCAGATCGTGCACGAGCAACGCCCGACCGAGGTGCACCATGGCTGCTGCGTCGGCGCCGATGCGGAGTTGCACGCCGTCGCCAAGTGGTTCTGGTCGGTCGTTGGGCACCCCGGGCCGCAGGGGCAGCACCGCGCCGAGCTGACCGGCTTCGCGCGCCTGCACCCCGCCAAGGACTTCGGCGACCGCAATCAGGACATCGTCGACGCCTGCGACGTGTTGGTGGCCGCGCCCAAGGAGTACAGCGAGCAGCCGAGCGGTGGCACCTGGCAGACCGTGCGCCGCGCGCGCCGCGCCGGCAAGCGTGTCATCATCGTATGGCCGGATGGATCGACGACATGAAACTCGTCTCCTTCGACACGGAGACGCACCTAATCCGCGCGGGCTGCCTCGCCCCGCGCATGGTGTGCCTGTCGTTCGCCATCCCGCATCTGACCGGCGCCGTCACGGGCGTCGTGCTGCGCGACCGCGGGCTCGAGCTTCTGCGCGGTTGGCTCCTCGATCCTGAGATCCACTTCGTCCTGCACAACGCCCCCTACGACTTCGGCGTCGCGTGCGCCGAGGACCCCGAGCTGGTGCCGCTCGTGTTCGACGCCTACGCCGCCGGGCGCGTGCGCTGCACCTCGACGCGGCAGAAGCTGCTCGACGTGGCTCTGGGCATGCGCAAGTGGCGCCGCTACCGCGGGCGCGTGGTGCGCGCGTCGTACGGGCTGAGTGACCTCGTTGAAATGTACTTCGACCAGCACCTCGAGAAGGTCGACACCTGGCGCTTGCGCTACTCCGAGCTCGATGACGTCCCGGTCGAGCAGTGGCCCGAGGCCGCGCGCGCGTACGCCATTTCCGACGCGGTCGAGGCGCTGCGCGTGCACGACGCGCAGGAGGAGGCCATCAAGGAGTACTTCGGCGAGCTGCCCAACCAGGCCGAGCAGCAGCGCGCCGCCTGGGTCCTGCACCTCATGTCGATGTGGGGCATCCGCGCCTCGGGCGAGCACGTCGAGGCGTTCGAGCGCCACTGCCGCGACGAGATCGAAAAGATGGAGCGCTCGCTCTTCTGGTCGTGCGAGGAGTGCGGCCGCGACCGCGACGAGCACGATGACGTGTCGTGCCCGACCTTCGCCAACACCGGGATCTTCAGGACCGACAAGAAAACGGGCGAGCCCAGGCGCAACCCCAACGGCACACCGCAGCGGATCATGAAGGAGATCATGGACCGCGTCGTGATCTCGCTCGAGGCGCAGGGCGCCACCGTCCCGCGCACGCCGACGGGCCTGCCCAAGACGGACGCTGACACCCTGCTCCTCACCGATGATCCCGCGCTCCATGTCCTCGCCGAATCGATGTCGTTCGCCAAGCACCTCGGCCAGTGGGGGCCGGTACTGCGCGCCGCCGTAGACCGGCCGGTGTGCTGCCGGTATATCGAGCTGGTCGAGACCGGGCGCACGGCGTCGTCGGGCTCCGAGGGGCAGGAGGGAACCAACGTGCAGAACCCGCCCCGCAAGGGCGAGGTGCGGCCGGCGGTGGTGCCCCGCGAAGGATACGTGTTCTGCTCCACGGACGCGGACGCCATCGAGCTGGTGGCGCACGCGGAGAATTGCCTCGACCTCCTCAAGTGGTCGCGCACCGCCGAGACCATCATCCAGTGGAAACAGTCGGACGGCCCCGACCCGCACGAGGCGCTGGCGGCGAGCATTGTCGGCACGACCCCGGCGGCGCTCCAGGCTGCGGTGCGCGCCGGCGATCGCGACGCGGAGGACGCGCGCCAGTTCGCCAAGATCCCGCAGTACGGCTTCCTCGGTGGTCTCGGCCCGCGCGTGTTCGTCGCCTACGCCGCGGCGCAGCTCGAGCGTGAGCAATTCCTCAAATGGTTCCACGTCGACCGCCGGGTGGCGGAGAAGAAGGCCAAGCAAATCCGCGAGGCGTGGTTCGAGTACGCGCCGGAGAACCGGCCCTACTTCCAGCTCATCGAGAAGATGATGAACGGCGAGCGACTGGCGACCGTGCGGCAGCTCATGTCCGGCCGCATCCGCGGCGGCGCGCGCTTTACGGCCATCGCCAACGGCTTCTTTCAGGGCCGCGTCGCCGATGCCATGAAGGAGATCCTCTTCCGGCTCGGGGACGAGTGTTATACGGGGCGCTGCACGAGCGCGCACCGCCACGGTGGGTCGGGCGACTGCACGCACCAGGGCCGGTCGATCCTGGTCGGCTCGCGGCCGGTCATGTTTCTGCACGACGAGCCCATCCTCGAGCACCCGGAGAACGGGACCGAGGGCGATCGTGGACGCCGGCAGCAGGCGGTCGTGCTCGAGGGCTTGGCGAAGTGGTTTCCGCGCGTCCCGTCGGGCAGTACGTTCGTGCTCATGCGGCGCTGGCACAAGGGCGCCAAGCCGATCAAAGGCTCGCCGCACCTGCCGGTCATGCCGGTCAAGGACGCGGAGGGCAAAACGCGCTGGGTGCACGACTCGGGCGCAGAAAGGATGGCGGCATGAGCCCGCGAAGCGCTATCTACTGCGAGCACGCCAACGAGGTTCCATATAGCTGCTCGTGTGATGCTGAATGCTACTGCAAAGAACATACGTGCAAACGCAGTCCCCTTGTCGCGCGCATGATGCAAACGGCGGCCGAGTTCGACTATCACCAAGCCTACGGCTGCACAGAATACGTAACGTGGAAAATTCAGTTTGCGATGATCTGGGCGGTCATCGCGTCGATGATGCCAAAGCCCCGGGAGCCTTCACGCTGGACCATGCTGGAGATCGAATGAACATCCTTCTCAGCATCGACCCCGGCCTGCGTGGCTGCGGCTGCGCCCTATGGCGCGATGGCGAGCTGCAATGCGCAGAGTACGTTCGCGGCTGTAAGGACAACGCGGCGGCGTTCGCGGACGTGGTCGAGGAGATGGGACAAGAAATTGAATCATGGGCTCAGCACGAGTCAAATTTCGATTTCCTGACATTCATTGATTCATGGCTCGTCATCGAGCGCCAGCGCGTCTACGGCGGGCGCGCCGCGCGCGGCGATGCGTCGGATCTCATCGACGTGGCGGTAGTCGTCGGCGCCATCGTAGGTCGCCTGGGCGTGCCGACGCGTATCATCCATTCACAGGACTGGAAAGGCACCATAAAAAAGCCACGGACAAAAGCGGAATACCGCCGCGATGGCTACGTGGTCGAGAACCGGACGCAACGAGATCTAAGCCCCGAGGAGCTGGCGAGAATCGAGCTCGTCAAGAATTGGGACGACAATCTCGATGTATGGGATGCCACGGGCATCGGGCTCTGGGCGCTACGAGCGACAGGAGCGCGGGCATGGGAGAAGAGCGGGTCGAGATCGCAGTCCTGAGCGTGGAGCAACTGTTTGTCGTCGCCGTCGAGGGCGTCGGCATCGTGCGGCACATGTGCTTCAACGTAGGGTCAGCGATCAAGTACATGTGGCGAGCGGGATTGAAGCCCGGCGAGGCATCGGTGAAAGACTTGAAAAAGGCGATTTGGTACATCAACGACGAGATCGCCAGGCTCGAGAAGAAGCTCTAGTCCTTCCGCGCCCCCGCCCGCATCGCGAAGTCCACGTTCGGCCAGCTCTCCACCGGCACGTCCCCGCCCAGCCGCTTCGCCCAGGCCGCGATCTTGACCGCCATCGGCAGGTTCACCTCGCGCTCGCCCGTGGCCAGCATGTGCAGATACTGGCGCGAGCGGCCGAGCTCCGATGCGGCGCGGCCGAAGCTGATGCCTTGGTCGTCGAGCATGCGGCCGAACACGGTGCGCCGCTGCGGCTTGGGCCGCGGGCGCATGCGGCGGACGCGGCCCAGCTTGTCGATCTCGTCGCCAAGTGCCTCCCACTGCTCGATGGGGTACGATAGCCCGCGCGTCCGAGCCCAGACCGCGATGCGCGCCGCCATGCGCAGGCTGACGCTTTCGCGGTCGTGCATGATCTGCCCGAAGTAGCCCAGTGAGCAGCCGATCTCCTCCGCCGCCTCGTTGGGCACGACGCCGTTGCCAACGACGAATTGACCGAACTTGGTGAGCTTCCTGGCTTTATCAGATCGAGGCATCGACGCTAAAGCTCGCGCGCGGAAGCGTTTTTGTCAACAGAATTCTAGCGGGCTACGGGGCGCTTTCGACGGCGCGCGCCCGTCGCGATTCGAACGCGGCGGGCCAGTGGGCGTGATTGACGAGGCAGTTGGCGAGGTGCGTGAGCAGGAACAGGAGCACGTAGAACGCGTACTTGCCCGCCTTCTCGACGGCGCTCTTGGTGGTGGCGCGGGGCACCTGGAGCTCGACGCCGGCGGGCAGCCGAAACTTGTCGGTCTGCTCGGGCGTGTCGCGCCGACGCTTGGCGCCGCCCCCGAGAACGACCACCATGGCGCCCTCGACGCCGTCGAGCCGCGCGTTGATTTGCCGGGTGAAGGTATTCAAGCCGATAGCGAGGTCAGCAACAGCCCTAGCGGTGAGCTTCTGACGGTCGGCGATCGTCGACTGGAGCCGTAGAATCTTCTCGTCGGTCGTCTCGTCGGCCATGGGGCCCGTCCTCCACCGCGGTTTTAAACTCTCCTACCGCGCGGACCATCATAGCAAATTCCTCGTTCGTATCGCCCATGTCCGCCTCCTCTTGTGGCGCGTTTCGCTCGCGCTCTAGATGCGACAATACGCCGCGCGTTATCACACTAGTACCCATGACACGCCTGGATGTGCATGCGATCGCTCCGCGTTTTGAAATCGGCGCCGCAGACGAGACCAAGCTGACGCGCGTCGTCGAGCCACGCCTCGGGCAGATCGTTTAGGGGGCCGACAGCGCGCCGCGGGTCGCCGAGCGGGCAGGGCGCCACCAGCCGATTAGTGTTTTCGTTGGCGTCTATAGCGATGCCCCAGCTGTGGGTCGAGTACAGCTGCGAGCCCGGGGGCGCGCCGCGCTGCAGCCGCGGGGAGAAGCACGCCAGCTTGACTAGCCGGTAGGGGTCGCCGGAGCGCACGCGCGCGGACCAGGCGTCGAGCAGCCGGCCGAGCAGCGGGGCGAACATACGGTGGCAGTAGATGGCCTGGCGCGCGTTGGGGATGAAACCGTGCTCGAGCGTCGCCATGTTGCGTCGCTCCCAGGCCCCGTCGACCTCATAGTCGCGGCCGACGAGGTGTACCTTCGGGTCGCCGTAGACTTCGACGATCTGCTCGAGCCCGTCGGGCACCTGCGCCGGGATGACGTCGGCCGAGCCCACTATGCGGGCTCTTCCGTCTTGGACGCTGATGCGATCTCGGATTCGATCTCAGCGTCGCGAGCCTTTACGGCCGCCTCGGTCGTGGCGCGGTCCTGCGCGGTGGCGGCGAGTTGCGCCTGCAGCTTGACCTCGAGGTCGGCCAGCTCCTTGAGCTTCGACGCGTCGTAAAGGTCGGTCCCTTCGGTCAACGCCAGCTGCACCAGCGAGATGAGCAGGGAGAGCTCGGCCGGCGTCACTTGGACACCGCCTGGAGGTCGGCGATCAGTGCTTCGATCTGAGCCGCCATGCTCGCGAGCTGCGGCAGGTAGGCGGTGAAGTCCTTCCAGTTGCGGCTACCCTTGTCGGCCGCCTGGCGCACGGTGTCAGCGGTGGAGAGCAGATCGGCGCCGGCGGCGAGCCCGGCTAACGCCTTGTCAATCTTGGGCTTGTAGGCACTGAACTCGGTGCGCGCCTGCGCCACCTTGCCGGCCGTGATCTCGCTGTGCAGCGCATCCGTCTTGGCCTTGTCGATGCCATCGACGACGCGGTAGCCCAGCGACACCGTCTTGCCGAGCGTCATCTCAGCGAGGATCGTGTCCTTCTGCGCGCTGGCGCACCCCGCCAGGGTCAGGGCGAGCCCGAGCGCGGTCAGGAGCGCCAGCACCAGCATCACACCGGTGGTCACCATGCCCGACTGCTTGCGCGCGGCGGGGTCGGCGGGGTCGCGCACGGTCCAGGTCACGAACGGGATCGAGACGGTGAGCCCCATCCATGTCTTACCGTTGAGCGTCGCCGCGAACGAGGGCAGGTCGACGAGCACGAAGTGCCCGGCGCGCGCGTACCAGGGAGCGCTCGCCGAAGGCTTCGGCCAGCCCCGGGCGATGATGGTGGCGACGGCGATCCAGCCGCCCAGGATGGTCATGATGGCGGCCCAGTGCGCGCCGGCCAAAGTCTGCAATTGTCCTAGCATTTGCATCACCCCTACGTTGACGACAGGATAGCGTTTTTGCGCGGCATGGGTCAAATCGAGCCACTCGTTAGAAGATTTCTGTTGACAAACTAGATGGCAAGGCGCAAGCTCTCATCATGACGATGCAGCTGCGCGATTGGACGACGGGCGAGGTCATCCGCGACGCCACGGCGCTGGAGGTGCAGTGGTGGAACCGCGTGATCAAGCCCGCCAAGGTGGGTTACATGATCATCGAGGACGGCACCGACGACGGGCAATACGTGACGGTCGGCGAGGGCCCCGATGTCGTTTGAGGTGCCCGTCGTCCAGCCTACGATCGTCATCGAGGCCAAGCGCGCGCCGCACGGCGGCGGTCTGCCAGCTCTCGAGCCCGAGCGCGACGACTTCATCGAGCCGTTGCTGCCGCTCACGCCCGCCTGCGACAGCGACGTCTGGTGGTGGTGCGGCCCGCGCGGCGACCGGCGCGACGGTGGGTACCTGCGCAAGTCCTACGTGGTGGGATGAGAGGAGAAAATTTGATGAGCATCAACGACAAAAAATCCGTCTTCTTAGAAGCTAAGCGCGTCGCGCGCCGGGCGGAGCGTATCGTCGCTATCGTCCGCGGCGCTATCGTTCGCGGCACGAGTGACTTCGCCGAAGAGCAGATAGCCGCGCAGAAGTTGCGCGCCGCGGCGCATAAGTTCGCCCGCACCGACCCGGCCTCCGATGCGGGTGAGCTGAGCGAGGCCGCGCTCTACGCCGCCGCGGTGGCGTTCGTCGAGCAGTTCCAGAAGGGGATTGATCCATGATCACCAAAGAGCAGGCCGCGGAGCTGCGCAGACATCTGCAAGACTATCGTCAAGCCACGCGAGAGAGCGACGACTACGACCAGTGGCGGCACCCCGAACCTGTCTATCGTGAGCGTCTCAACAAACGCCTCTATGAGACGCGCCTCGCGGTCGAGAATTACATCGACGAACTGACGGAGAAATGACCATGGCCACCGAAGCAGCGACTCACGACTATGTCCCGGCGGCCATGCGCCCGTACACGCACCAGATCGCGCCGGGCGTCTCACGCGTGCGCTTCACGCGCGCGGGCGTCGGGGCGAGGTACTGGATGGTGGTGATGGGGGTGATCGTCGGCGAGCTCCTGGAGGGCCGCGCCTCCGCCATCTACCTCGCGCGTGGTCAGGCCCCGCAGCTCTACGCGTCGGTCGAGGCGGTCGACGCCGCGGTGGCGCAGGAGGCGCGCCGATGAGCTTCGACGAGAAAAAATTGCGCGATGCACTGCAGGGCATCGAAAAGCGCGGGCGGACGATGAGCATCAGCGACGTCATCTGCACATGCGGCGCGACGCCGGAGCGTGAAGACGAGTAATGACAAAGGGATGTGATTGAAAATGATCGCTGCACTCTTCGTCGAAACGAACGGCGTCTACTTCGGCCTCGCCGACGTGCAGCCGTGGGACAAGAATGCCGACGCGCGCAAGTACGACGGACCGTTCCCTGTGGTGGCGCACCCTCCGTGCGAGCGCTGGGGCCGCTATTGGAGCGGAGGCCCGAGCGCCGGCATTCGACGGACCAAGGGCGCTGACGGTGGTTGTTTCGCGTCTGCGTTGGTGGCCGTGCGCCGGTTCGGCGGCGTGCTCGAGCATCCCGAGGCGAGCCACGCGTGGCGTGAGTTCGGCTTGCGCACGCCTCCGAAATCGGGCGGTTGGATCGTTGCCGACGAGTTCGGCGGCTGGACTTGCTGCGTCGAGCAAGGGCATTACGGCCATCCGGCGCGCAAGGCGACATGGCTCTATGCGTGCGGCGGTGATTGGCCGGGCGGCATTGTTACGCCGGAGCTCAGGTGGGGGCCGAGTTCAGGCCAGCGGCTCGACGAGGGGTTCCACTCGAAAGAGGAGCGCGACGCCGCGCGAGCATCGGGCGTGAAGCCGCGCCGCCGTCTATCGACGGCTGAGAATCTGGCCACGCCGATCGAGTTTCGCGATCTGCTCTTGAGCATCGCGCGTTCTGCGCGGTCGAATCAGAAGGTGGCGTGAGTGACGAGAATCAGAGATAGCAAAAAGTGCGGAATACCGTCGATGACGCTCGGCCCGTGTGACACGGAATGGGGTCACGATGGCGACATGCACGCTAGCCGCGGCGACGGCTTCTACGCTCGCGACTACGAAGAGGAGCACCGCAAGCGACAGGCGCAGCGACGCAATAAGAAGAGCCGATAACTACCATTATCACCACCATGACCAAGGATGAAATGACCGAAATCGAGTTCAAGGCGCAGTTAGCGGCGGTGACAAGGGAGCGGGATTCAATGTTGGTTCCGTACACTTCGGAACCGTGCCCGAACTGCATCCACGGGGCTGTCATCAACGGACGGCGCGTGCATGTTCCCGGGTGTCAATCGGTATCGTTCGCATCCGCGAACCAGCTGCTACTCGGGTTTGCAATGCTGCTTGTAGGCTGCGCACCCTGTGAGAAAGATGCACCGGCGGATATGCCCGAAAATTACGGCACAACCTGCAATGACGCTGGTAGTTGCATTGTCAAATCCCCATATCCGTTTCCTGATTGCGCAGGGACCGATATGCGCCTTTGCCAACAGCACACCGATGGTGGCTAGTGACCAAAGAGGAGTTGCAAGCGCTGCGCGCAGCGCTAGAAGAAATCGCCAAGGCGATATGCCGATCGTCTACGCCCATCGCGGAGCAACAGCCGATACTCATGGCGATAGATCGTGTCCAGGCGTCGCTTCGATGCTCCCCGTGGGACGTGGCAGGATAGGAGATGACGATGGACAAAACGTCGGCGACAGCAAGGACTCGAGTGTGCATTCTCGACGATGGCGAGAGGGCGTACTGCGGTGATGATTTGTTTGATCGTGACGAGTGGTTCGATACGCCAGTTAGTGATCACATACTCGCCAGCGCCATCTTGTGTCTCGACTGCAAGAGCGAGTACATGACCACGCGCACGAAAGCAGGTGGCGAGTGAGCGACCAACCGACGTGCGATTTTCACTGGCACGAGAGCGAGATCCAAGCACTACAGAAGGCGCGCGACGCCGCCCTTGCTGATCTGTCGCAGGCGCGGGCGGAAATCGAGATATGGAAGACGCGAGAGTACGCGGCGCATAACGCGTACACCCAAGTCAAGGCGCAACGCGACACTGCGAACGCTCGCGCGGAGGCGGCGGAGGCGCAGCTCGCGAAGGTCCGACATGATCGCGATGAGATGATTCGCGTTCACGACGAAGTGGAGGCCGACCGCGACCAGCTTCGCGACGAGAACGCGCGGCTTAAGGCTGAGTGCAACGCCCGCCATGGTGCCCAGGTTGGACTTGGTCAGGAGTTGAATCGCACGCAAGCCCTCCTCGGTCGCGCGGTGGTTATTTTGAAGAGTGCGTACTGGGACCGCGCTCCGTTCTCTATCGCTGACACCAAGAAAGCAGAGGAACTTCTCGCCGACCCCACCGCGACCACCGCCGCCGACGCGTGGCGCGCGCAGCAGGAGGAGCGCGCGGAGCTGGAGGCATTGATTCCGTTTGTTCGGCTTGCCGCAGAGGGATGCCTGACGGTACGGCAGCAATGTGAAGCCGGTGACGCGATCGCCAAGGTCGACGCGCGGCGCGAGGAAGGCGGTGCAAAGTGAGCCATCACTGCCACGTCCCCGGCTGCGACACGCCGTGCCCGCCACGTCTCCTCATGTGCCCTGCACACTGGCGCTTAGTTCCATTCGAGATTCAAGGCGAGGTGTACGCGACCGTCGGCAAGCGCGGGAAGTTGATCGATGCTTCGTGGGCACCATGGTGGCGCGCGCGAACGAAGGCGATTCACGCGATCATGAAGGCTGAGGGTCGCGACCCCGAACGCATTGAACGATGGTTCGAACTCGCGATGCGTACCGCTGACGCATTGGAGGCGCGATGACCCCGCAGCGTGACGATGCCATTCGCGAAATGCAGCAGAGGCTGCGCAATGAGCAGGACGCCCACGCCCGCACGCAGGTCGAGGCGGCGGCGCTCCTGAATTGGTGCGCGGCTTGGCTCATCCGCGCGCGCCTTGCGATCTACCGCGAGGGATGGGAAGAGGGCATGTCCTCGACTGAGGCTGCGGACGCTCTGACGTCGGTCCTCTTCAACCTGGGATGCGACAACGGCAGCGAGCGCGAACACGACATCGCCGAAACGAAGCGGCTACTGGCGATGCCTATCACCTACGTGCCGCCCGCCGGCCGCGCCCTCGCCGAGCGCGTGAAGCTGTGGCGCCAACTAGAGAGCGCCGTGCGTGAGCAGGACTGGCGACTGATGGATGACACGCTGTCGCGGCTCGCCGCCCTCGACGAGTCCACCTAATGGGCATGCTCCTCGTCGATCTCGCGCACCGCACCGTCCGCCTCGCGCTTACTACTGCGGCGCTGGTCTACGTCGTGACGGTGCCGGCGGGTGTGCAGGCGATCGTGGCGTTGGCGGTAATGAGTAGGAGGGGGCGATGAGCATCTACAGCGTGCGCCTGCACTTGAGCGAGCGCGCGCTTGAGGACTGCGCCGCGGGCTCGTTCGTGCCGCCCGCCGACGCCTGGGCTCAGGACCTCACCGCCGCGCTCGTGGTCGCCCGGGCCGCGCCCGGCATCGCCGGCGCCACCATCTGGGAGGGCGACGTCATGGTCGCAGTGTGGACCCCGGGCGTAACCGACCGCGGTGTGGCGTACTACTTCCACGGACGGGCGCCGAGCTAGAAATATTTTAGTTGACAAAGTGAACGGCAGAGCGCATGGTAGGGGCATGAGCAAGCGAGAGCAGAACGCCCCGGTGCAGGCCATCGAGGATCACCGCGCCACCAAGCGCATCGTGGTCGACCTCACCGAGACCGACGTGGAGCGCCTCGTGCGCGGGCTGGAGCTAATCGACCGCGGGCGCGGGCGCGACGTGCTGGAGCCGATCGAGCGCGAGATGCAGTGGCGCCTGGACGCGCGCCGCGCGGCGTTCTCGCTGGACGAAATCAAGGATCGAGGCGAATGAAGATCGAGGCCGAGATGGACCGCCAGTGGGCGGAGCACCAGGAGGGCGATATGCCGAAGCCTCTCGTGGAACCCAGGATCACCCAGCGGCGCGAGGACGACACGCTGACGCGCGTTCGCCGGGTGGGGCGCGAGGAGGCACTGTGGGAGGTGGTCTCGCTCCTCAACCGCGCCGTGACCGACTGCCGCGACAAGGGCCAGGCGACGGGGCAGCTGGAAGAGGTCCGTGCGGCGGTGCGCAAGATGGCGGGTGGATGATGAAGAAAGGGCAAACGACGATGCGAAGCTTACTGCTCTTGCTCCTCTTATCCGGCTGTGATGGCGCGCTCGCGGGCGGCGACCCGGGCGCGTGCCCCGGGGTCGAGGTCGACGGCTATGTGCAGTGCGCCCCCGCGGCGGAGGAGGGCTGCATCTGCGGGCGCCAAATGCCTCCGGGCTCCCCGCAGGCGCTGTCCGGCGGCTGCTACGCCTCGCCCGGCAAGTCGGCCTCATGCTGCGAGGGGTGTTGGGACCGGGACACCGCGCGCTGCCTTCCCGGCGACGGCAGCGAAGGGCGCTACGGCTCGCACGGCGCCAGCTGCTCGCTCGAGCCGCGACGCTAGCTCTTCCGCATTTCCTCCCTGAAATACGCCACCGTCCTCGTCAGTCCGACCGCCAGCGGCGTCGTCGGCCTCCAGCCCAGGAGCCTGCCCGCGCGCCCGATGTCCGGCCGGCGGCGCTTGGGGTCGTCGGCGGGCAGCGGCAGGTAGTCGATCGCCAGCTCGCCGTCGAGCGCCGTCGCCACCGCGCGCGCCAGATCGAGCATGGTCGTCTCGGTCGGGTTGCCGAGGTTGACCGGGCCGACGGGCGCGGGCATCGACATGAGCTTGACCAATCCGTCGACGGTGTCGGTGACGTAGCAGAGCGAGCGCGTCTGCGACCCGTCGCCGTAGATCGTGAGCGCCTGGCCCAACAATGCCTGACAGACGAAGTTGCTCACCACGCGCCCGTCGTCCGGTGCCATGCGCGGGCCGTAGGTGTTGAAGATGCGCGCCACCTGCACGCACACCCGGCGCTGCTCGTAGCACCACGATAGCGCTTCGGCCGCGCGCTTGCCCTCGTCGTAGCAGCTCCGCTCGCCGCGCGGGTTGACGTGGCCCCAGAACTCCTCGCGCTGCGGGTGCTGGTGCGCCGGCGGGTCGCCGTAGATTTCCGAGGTGGAGGCGATCAAGATCTTGGCCGAGCAGTGCTCCGCCGCGTCCAGGGCCGCGCGCGTGCCGAAGAAGCAGGTCTCGAGCGTCCGCTGCGGGTCGCGCTGGTACGCCGGCGGGCTCGCCGGGCACGCTAGATGGTAGACCTCGTCGGGCTCGAACGATGCCATGAGCTGCGCGGCGTTTTTCGAGCGCACGTCGTGATCGAGGATCTTGATCGCGCCGACGTCCAGATGGGCGAGGTTGGCGTGGCGCCCGGTCGAGAAGTCGTCCACGACCGCGACCTCGCGGCCGTCGGCCAGCAGCCGGTCGACGAGGTGCGAGCCGACGAAGCCGGCGCCGCCCGTGACGAGCGCCCGCTTCACAGGCACCCCAGCGCGGCGCAGGCGGCGAGGATGAGCAGGATGGAGGTGCCGGCGATGAGGGCGTACGCGAGTGCAACTTGTGCTGTCATGCGTCCAGCCTAGCGGCCGGACAGTAGGACGTAAAGATTTAAGTTGACGGCGCGGAGGCGCGAAGGATGGTCGACGGGAGTTGCTTCGTCTGTCCCATCGACGCCTCGAACTGCACGCCGGGCGCGCCCGCGTTGTAAGGAATGCCGAGATCCGCGCGCACGCGCGCCTCGAGCTCATCACGCATCCGCACGAGGTCGACGGCGGCGAGGTGGTCGGTCCAGGTGTACGCGCGGTACTCCCCAGGCGCTCCTTTGTAGAAGTCGACCGTCTCGGCGTAGTCGAGCTCGGTCATATGCAACCGATCGCCCGATTTCGGGTGCGCGTAGGTCCAAACCCCGGGCGCCGTCTCACGTGATTCGTCGAAGTATGGCGAGCCCGGGTATGGTGTGATCACGGTCGCGTCGAAGTCGTCAGGCCGCACGCGCAGAAGCCAGCGCTCCGTGTCGGCGACCGTCTCGGCCGACTCACCCGCGTGGCCGAGCGACATGAGCGCCTTGACCTTGAGCCCCGCGCGCCGCGCCAGCTCGACGGCTCGATCGTTGTCCTCGACAGTGGCCTGCTTTTCGATGTTCGACAAGATTCTCTCGGAGCCCGACTCAAAACCGCACAGGAGCCAGCGGAACCCCGCTTCGCGCATGGCGTCGGCCTGGTCCTGCGTGAGGAGCTCGGCCTTGACGAACCCGCGGAGACGAAACTCTGCGCCCAGCCGCCGCTGCATCGCTGTCAGCCCGCGCATCATGTCGAGCATGCCCTTGGAGACATTCAACTCATCGTCGTAAAACATGAAGCCTCGGTAGCCCATGGCGGCGAGGTGCTCAACCTCCGCCAGCACATCCTCGGTCGGTCTGAAGCGCACGCGCCGGAGCATCGGCGAGGAGCGCCCGCTGCAGAACGTACATTTGAACGGACATCCGAGCTGCGCTACGAGTGTGGTCGCCAGCTCGCCGTCGATGCGGTACTTGTAAGAGCCGAGGTCGAGCAGGTGGCGCGCCGGCCATGGCGCCTGCTCGAGGCGCTTGCCGAGCAGAAACAGGGGTGATTTCGCGTCGTCGGCATCGACGATGGTGCCGTGCGCTGCGCCGATGGCCTGGAATATCGCCTCTTCACCGTCGCCCGCCACCACGACGTCGAACTCCCGCTTGAGCTGCTCGAGCGCGCGCCCGGCGCGTCCGCTGGCGCCGGCCTTCTTCACGGCCGCCAACGTTACGGTCGGGTGCGGACCGCCGACTATGATCTGCGGCCCGGCCATGCCGCGCACATGGCGGATGGCGCGCGCGATCCGCGCCGCCGCGGGCAGCTGCGGAGTGGTGCAGGTGATGCCGACATACTCGGCTGCTGAGCGGTCAAAGTGCGCCTCGACCGCCTGCTCGAAATTGGAGACACCATCAAGGTCGAGGTGCTCGACGACATGCCCGCGCGCCTCGAGCGCTGCCGCCACCTTCAAGATGCCGAGGTTGGGAAACACGCGTTCGTCGAGCAGAAACACCGACGGCGGCGTGACAAGGCAGACGACGGGCTTGGTCATGATCGTAGATCCGCTAAAAGAGCATCTTCTAATAGGATTCGCCACTCGTCGTCGATCCAGTACTGACGCAATTTTTTCAATGCGTCATACGAGTCTTCAGGGCGCAGACAGCCGGGACGTAGCCCTGTGCGATTGTCGCGTAATCGCGATTCCATCCGGTACCATATGCAAGCGCTCATCGGTAATCCGGCTGCCCAACGTTCGATCATATATTCGCCTTGTAGAAAGCGTGGCGCACCACCGAGCCGGGTGCATGACGCATAGGGCCGTACTCGACGTAGCCGAGCCCGAGCGACCGTAGGAAGCGCGACACGTCCACGGCGATCGTCGGGATGTGCTGCTCGTGCAGCTCGATGAGTAGCTGCGGGCGCCAGCTCCGCAGCGCCTGCTCCGCGCCGCGCAGCACGCCCAGCTCCGCCCCCTCGACGTCGAGCTTGACCCAGTCGACGCGCTCGACCCCGGGCCGCTCCGCCAGCCACGAGTCGAGCGAGCGCACGCGGAGCCACGGGGATACGCCGGCGACCGAAGCGCTGTCGCCCGCGAACTGGCAATGGTCCGGGTCGAACCAGCCGTCGTGCTCATGCAGCCCGTCGCGTGTGATCAGGCAACGCCGCGCCAGCTCGGGGTTGAGCTCGAGGTTCTTGCGCAGGAGCTCCGTGTCGAAGTCGGCCGGCGAGAAGCAGATCACGCGCGCGCCGTCGCGGAGCGCGGGCAACGCATAGCTGCCGAAGGCGGCGCCGACGTCGAGCACGACCTGCCCACGGCCGGGCTTCCACCACAGATCGCGCACCGATTGCTCGTCGTCGAACGACCACCAGCTGGAATGGTCAGCGGGCGTGCCCGCCACTTCCGCGAATCGAAACCCGTGCTTGGTGTGGATTTTGGCGACCGTCAACATGTGTCACAATTGAGCATGGGCGCACTCGATCGTGCAAGTCCTTCCTACCCGTTGATGTGGTAGCTGACGGTGTAGTAGCCGAGCCCGCTCGGCGTGTTGACGTTGCCGGCGCCCGCGAGCAGCGTCCAGGTCACCGACGTGCGGTTGCAGACCGACTGGAAGATGGTCGGCAGCGCGGCCGTGGCCGAGCACGGCGAGACGAGGTTGGCGTCCACCTGCGCGAACGTGCGCGGGCCGCCGGGCCAGTCGAAGCGGATGGTGGGATTGTTCGTGTACCCCGTCGTGCCCAGGCGCACCGTGAACTGGCCATAGCTGTCCGTGCCGGTGAACGCGGTCAAGCCCCACCCGGTGGCTGTGCCATAGGCCGCGCCCAGTGCCACGCCCGTGAAGTTGCCGGTCCCGATGGCGGCACCGGCCGACAAGTCGAGCCGCTGCGCCTTCAGGTACGGGTTGGCCTGGATGCCCGTGCTGGTGACGGCGAGGTAGTTGGTATTGCCGTTGACGTCCTGCACGGCGAAGATCGGCCCGGTCGCCACGCCGCCGCCCATATCGCGCACCAGCAGGCCGTACCAGCCCGTCGGACCGACGCCGATGACCTGCGGACCGCTCGCCCCATTGGCGTACGCGTCCTGAAGCGAGCCCGCCAGATCAGTCGAGTACCAGCTGGTGGCGCCGTCGGAGACCACCATCATGCCGCCGTAGCGCGCCGTCAATGTGAGCCCGGTCGCACCGTTGACGCGGTCGGCGGTAGCTCCCGTCGAGACCGACAGCATGAAGCCGAGCGGGTTGGCGGAGATGTCCTGGACGCGGATCATCTGCCCGGGGATGAACGTGTTTGCCGCGGGCAGGTGCACGCGGCGCAGGCCCGAGGCGCCCGTCAGGCCGATGAAGTGGTCAGTGGCGGCCGCGATCGTGTAGGGCGCACCCGTGGGCGACGCCTTCGCCGTGGCGCCGGCCGACAGGGGGCCCGCGCCATAGAGGCCACCCCAGCGCAGCGCGGTGGACCCTACGGTGTTGCTCACCGTACCGTCTGCCGCTGGCACGACGTGGCCGCTGAAGGTAGATTGCAAAGCACGAATATCGAGCATCACCGTCGAGAATGCGGCCGTCAGGATCTGGAGGATATCGCCGCCGACTGCGATCTGGAGGTTGCTCGCTTGGATGATCTGCGTAGTCGCGGCCAAGATCGAGTTGACGAGCTTGACCAGGACGGCCGCCCCGTTGATGTCCGTCGCCATGACTAGCTGCGGGTAACCGAGGTCGACACGGTTGACCAACTGGGCGTAGTTATTGCCCGTGCCGACCAGAGCCCCGGCGAGCGCCGCGCCCGTCGGGTACACGGCGAGGTAGTTAGTCGCGCCCGAGACGCCCTGCACCTGGAATAGCGGCCCGGTGGCGCCGCCCGAGTAGTCCTGGATGATCACGCCCAGTCGACCGCTCGTCGTCGGCCCGAGCGCGATGAACTGCGGCCCGGTGGCGCCGGCGAGGTAGGCGCCCTGCAGCGTGGTCGGCGTCCCACCGCCGCCACCGCCTGCCGGGCCCTGCGGCCCCGTAGGCCCCGTGGCCCCGGTGACGCCTTGCGCGCCCTGGGGTCCAGTAGGCCCCGTGGGCCCGGTGACACCCTGGGCGCCCGTCGGCCCCGTGGCCCCGGTGACACCTTGGGCGCCCGTCGGACCGGTCGCGCCGGTGACGCCCGTCGTGCCGGCCGGGCCGGTCGGTCCCGTCGCGCCCGTGACGCCAGTAGCGCCGACAGGGCCGGTAGGCCCGAGCGAGGCGAACCAGTTGGACGCGCCGTCGCTCGTCAGAGACCAATTGGCATACGCCACCGTCGAGGTGACCCCCGTGGCGCCGTTGACCCGGTCGGCGCCGGCGGACTTGATCGCCAGCGCGTTGCCACCGCCGCCGACGTCGCGGACGGCGAGCATCTGCCCTGCGTATAACTGCGCCGCCGCGGGCAACTGGACGATGCGATCGCCCGAGGCGCCGGTGACGCCGACGCCAAAGTTGCGCGCGCTCGCCGTCCACCCGCTGGCGGCGCCCATAGCCACCTGCGTCCAGCCTCCGCCGAGCCCGGCCTGGTTGTAGAGTCCGAGCCAGCGCAGGTTGGTGGCGCCGAGTGGTGCGCCACCGTCCGCCAGCGGGCGCACGGGGACGGTCGTGTCGATGCGCGCCCCGTCCATGATCGGCGCCTGCGCACCGACCTGCAGCGCGCCGACCTGCACGCCCGACGGCGCCATGGCCCAGTAACTGGTCGAGCCTGAGGCGTCCTGGCCGGCGAACATGACGCCGCCGGTCGTGCCGCCGCTGGCGTCGCGGATGACGACGCCGAACTTGAGCGCGCTCGTTGGGCCCAGCGCAATGAACTGCTGCCCGCTCGAGCCCGCGTTGTACGCCTGCTGCAGTGGAACGGCGCCGCCAGCGGGGCCCGTCGTGCCGGTGACGCCTTGGATACCCTGGCTGCCCGTCGCGCCAGCCGGCCCCGTCGGACCGGTCGCGCCAGCTGGGCCAGTCGGCCCGGTAGCACCGGTGACACCTTGGATACCCTGGGCGCCAGCCCCCGTGGGTCCCGTTGCGCCAGCGGGCCCCGTGGGGCCAGTAGCTCCCGTAACGCCTTGCGCACCTTGGGATCCGGCGGGGCCAGTCGGACCGGTCGCGCCCGCTGGGCCCGTAGGTCCAGTAGCACCCGTGACTCCCTGGGTTCCCTGCGCGCCCGCTGGCCCGGTGGCTCCCGTGCTACCTGCCGCACCCGCAACGCCCGCTGGGCCGGTGGGTCCCGTCGCCCCCGTGGCGCCTTGCACGCCTGCCGGGCCGGTCGCTCCTACTGGTCCGGTAGCGCCCGCTGCACCAGCGCTTCCCGCGGGCCCCGTAGGTCCGGTGGCACCGGTCGCGCCCGCGGCTCCCGTAGGGCCGGGCGGACCGCCGGCGGGGCCCGTAGGTCCGGTCGTGCCATCGATGCCCCGAGTGCCTGTGGCGCCCATTGGCCCGGTAGGTCCAGCTGGGCCCGTCGCGCCCTGCGCACCGGTGGCGCCCTGGGAGAAGGGCAGCTGCGCGGGCAGCGGATCGACCACGGGCGGGATGGGCAGGAGGAGCTCGGACAAGTACAAGATCGACGGCGGCACGAGCTGGTAGATCGCGCCCGCCACACCATAGCGGCCAGCGTTGTCAATGAAGGTAACGTCGTGCTGGCCGATGACGTTCGAGTTGCCGGTGCCGCCGGACTGATCGGTGTCCTCGGTGACGAAGGCGAAGGTGGCGAGCCCGTTGGCGGCGTCGACGAGTGTGCCCGCGCGGACGAAGATGGAGTTGCCGGTGCCGTCCGCCACTGTCCAGACGACGGCGCCGCCAGTCAGGTTGAGGCGCGAGCCGTCGGAGCGAAAACAGGTGATGGCGACCGAACCGGATGCGGCCCGCTGGAACGTGCGTTGCTGCTGTGACTGGCGGAGCGCGCCCGAGCCCGCCCCGTCCTCGAGTACACCGGTAAGCGGGGGTAGGACAATCGCCATTACGTGATTCTACTACGTTCGCGCGAGGAGGCGCTCCCACAACTCCGCCACCTTGTGGCGGCTGTGGGCCTGGGCATGAGCGCACATGGCGTCGGGCGTGCAGAGCTGGCCTTGGAGCACGGCCGCGATCGTCTCGACCCATGCTGACAATTTCTCGCCGGGACGCCCCGGGATTTTGATCGCCGCGTGGCCATGCACCTCCGCCAACGCGTCGGCGTCGGAGATGATGGGCTGGCACCCAGCCGCGCATGCATCGAGGACAGAGCAGCCAAAGCCCTCCGTGTAGCGCACCGGGTCGCACGGGTACGCCAGCACAGTCGCCATGCGCAACTGCCGCGCCATCTCCCGGTTGGCGACCGGCCCGACGACCTCGATACCCCAGCCTGACGACAGAGTGCGCAGCGCCTCCTCGATGAAGCGCGCCCGGCGACCGACCTCGTCGGGCAGGTCACGCGCGCGATCGAGCCACGGCGCCAACCGGTAGAAGATCTTGAGCTCAGCTTCGGGCACGCGCGCCCGCACGGCGGGCCACATGGCGAGCAGGTGGTGCAGGCCGCGGTCGGGGGAGCTGCACCAGACGACGCGGTTGGTGACGCTCGGGTACGCCGAGCCGAATGCGAACAGGTCGATGTCGACGCTGTTGGGAATGATAGCGTGCATGCGCGCATCCCTCGCGTGCTCCATGACCTCATCGACGGCGTGGTGTTGGCGCGACGACTCCGACGGGAACACGGCCATGTCCGTCAGCATCTTCCAGTTGGGATTTCGGCAGTAGCCCCAGTCGTTGAGCTGCTGGTCGACGACGCGGAAGACGCCCGGCGGCGCGTGCGCCAGGTAGTCGGGCTCGTTCCACGCCACCACCGCATCGAGTCCGGGCACGTTGCGCAGCCCCTGTACGGCCTGGATCGGCAGCATGTGCGCGCCCGACTCGTGCTCGTGCGCGGCGACGGCGGGCGCCAGCACGATGACCTCATGCCCGCGCTCGGCCAACGTGCGCGCGAGGTTGAAGAAGCTGCCCTCGCTTCCGGTCAGCGCGGCGTCGCCGAGCTTGGCGAAGTCGAACGGGCCGTGAATGGCCGAGCTGAACTCGCCGTAGATCATCGCCACGCGGAGCTTGCGCGGTAGCACCGACAGCTTGCCGGGCGCCGTGCCCTCGTCGGAGAACTCGGCCGCAGTAGAGGTGAGCTCCGGCACCACCGGCGGGGAGACCGGGGGTAGGTCAGCGGCGGCGCCGGAGCTCGAGAGCAGGATAGCACGGCGCTCCCGAAGGCTCCATTTGTTGACCGACGGGTAGCCGGCCGCCCGCTTGGAGTGCCAGATCTTCTCGTTCTCGCGCACGCCGCGCAGCCGCTTGAGCATCGGGAAGATACCGCGCGGGTTGGCGACCTCGACGACGAGCGAGGGGTCGAGAAACCACTGCACCCCGGCGGCACTCGTCAGGCGCGCGGCGAAGTCGGAGTCTTGGTAACCGTGTCCGCCGTCGAGGTCCTCGTCGAAGCCGTTGACCTCCAAACAGCGCTCGAGCCGCACCGACTCGCCCTTGGCGTGGAAGAAGACGGAGTCGATGGGCCCGGCCGCCATACGTAGCTTGGGGTCGGCGTCCGCCGTCGCGCGCCCGCCGCCATCCACGGTGTGCCCGGCGTCGGCGCGCTCGGACGGCTGACCGATAGAGACCATCCAGTCGTCGAGATATCCGCGTTCGAGGTCGCGCTGGTAGCGCTCCAGGTCGGACGCGGCATAGCGCAGGTTGAACTTCGCGGCTATCTCCAGCGCCACGTAGCGGTGCGGTGACATGAGCCCGGCGCGGCCGACGCTCGCGTCCGCGCGATGGAAGGCGGCGTGCAGCGCCAGCAGCCTCGGCGGCGGCCGTGAATAGTCGGTCAGGAACAGCGCCACTTCGCCCGACGCCGCAGCCAGCCCCGCGTTGGCGCAGGCGCAGTAACTGGCGACGGGGAAGGGATTGGTCCGGGGCTCGACGTGCACGACGCGCAGGAAGCGGTCGCGCGCCTCCTCCGCCACCTTGGCGGCGCGGTGGCGCTTGAGCACGTCGACCAGCACCAGCTCGAAGTCGGTGTGCGTCTGCGCGGCAAGCGCGTCGAGCAGCACGTCGACGCCGCCGGCACGGTAGGTCGGGACGATGACGGAGAGGAAAGGCACGACTACTTCCGACCCCGCCAATCATCGATCTCCGCGAGCCGCTTCTCCAGCTCTGCGACGCGCTCCTCCAACTTCACCTTCTCCGGGTCAGCGCAATCGGGCGTCTTCATGAGCGCATCGAGTTTCCTGGCGGCGGCGACCGCCTCCTTGAAATCGGCGATCAGCTTGCGCAGCTCTTCCATGTCAATCAACGGCTGGAGAATTTTCGTCCAGTCTGTTGGTGACGCTCGCAAAACGTCGAGACCATCGACAGGCGCCGGGAAGAGAGGCTTGTAGTAGTCCATCACGTTGGAGATGACGCACATTGCTCGCGCTCCTACTTGAGAGTTTCGAGGGTCAGTTCGTACCAGACCGCCGGCCCATGCACGTTGATCCGCTGCGCCTTCGGGAAGCCGTGCGCCGCCAGCGCCTCGCGCAGCGTCTCCTCCGTGTAACCGGCGCAGTGCTTGTCAAAGTCGGCCAACGTCTGCTGCTCCTCGTGCACGCCGCAAACCGCGCAGGGCACAAAGGCTGCGCTTCGCCCCTCGTGCTGCATCCGCGCGCGGGCGGCCTGGCACGAGAGGCAATCGCGCAGGGGCAGCGCTCCCTGCTCTCCCCAGACCAGCTCCGCCAGCCGCGGGTCGCGCGGGTCGGCCAGCCATCGGCGCATGACCTCGCGCATGTCCACCTCGCCCACGACCAACCGGCCGCCCGGGCGCAGCACGCGGCGGACGTCGTCGAGCACGCGGCCGTGGTGGTGTGGGGCGAGGTGCAGGAGGAGGTACCCGGCGTAGACCTCGACCACAGACTCATCGGGGAAGGGGATATCCTGTGAGCGCGCGTCCCAGACGACATCGCAGCCGCGCCGCGCCAGCGGCCACTTGGCGACCACGTCGAGGTTGACCCAACCGTCGCGAATGTCGGTCCCGCTGGCGAGGTTAAGGCGCAGCGGCTGCATCAATTCACCTTCTTTTCGTCGACGGCTCGCAGCGCCCGCGACATACGCACCTGCGCCTCGTATTGCTTCCAGTTGAGCGCGATGGCGTCGTCGGTAAGTTTGCTTTGTCGCTCGTGCGCGGCTAACCAAAAATCGCACTGCTGACGCCAGAAATCGCGATCCTTCTGGTCGTCCCTTCGCCACTGGTACTCGCGCCACCAGCACAGGACGGAGACGCAAAGGCATAAGAGCATGAATTCGCGCGACACCTACTTCGTCTCCGGCGGCAGCCACTGCTTGCGGCCGCCCGCGTGCAAGAGGACGTTGTTGACGCCCTCGCACGCCTCGAGCACGCGCTGCGGGACGCCCTGCATGCGGCCCAGCTCGACGAGCGCGCGCATGTCCTTAGGGAAGCACGTCCCGCCGTAGCCGCGATAGCCGTCGGTGTCGACGTCGAGGTAACCGGGGCCGACGCGCGGGTCGGCCTCCGCCATGCGCTTGACCTCGTTGTATGAGACGCCCATCGCCTCGCACAGGTCGAAGATCTGATTGGCGAACGTGATACGCATCGACAGGAAGCAGTTGGAGAAGTACTTGACGAACTCCGCTTGCCGCCGCGTGGCCACCGACGTGAACGGCGCGCGCGGCAGGATGGCGAGCACGTCCCGGGCGGCAGCGTCCTGGCCCGAGCCGCAGCCGACGATCTGCCGGTCGGGCTCGACGAAATCCTGGTAGGCACAGCGCTCGCGCAAGAACTCGGGGTTGAAGAGCAAGGTATGCTGAGGGAATTTCTCTTGGAGGTAGTCGGTCGTCCCCGGCAGCACAGTAGACTTGACCACCACCACCTTGGACCCTGGCACTACCGCCACCGCCGCGCGCACGAACGAGTCGTCGAACCCGTCGGGCCCATACGGTGTCGGGACGCAGACGAAGGCAACGTCGACGCGCTCGAGGTCCGCCACCACGCCGATGCCCTTGGGCGGGTCGTACTCGACGACGGTAAAACGTGCATCACCCTTGAAGTAGCGCGAGACGGCGCCGCCCACGAAGCCGACGCCCATGATGCCGATTGTTCTCATTTGACCCCCTCGTAGACCTTCTGCAGCTCCGTCTCGTTCTCCGCCGCCCAGCGCAGCACACGGTCCGAGCCCTCCTCGACGTTGACCAACGGGCGCCAGCCCGTCGCTTCCGTGAAGCGCGAGTGATCGACAAACACGAGCTGATCTTCGTGCTTGCGGCCGGGCGCCTCAACAATCCTGCAGCCCGTCATCCCCTGCACCTTGATCGCCATGCGCATCACGCTGGTGACGTTCTTGTACCCGCCGCCGATGTTGAACACCTTGCCCGTGATCGACTTGTCCATCTTCGCGTCGATCTCAGACCACGACGTCGAGAGGACGCGTTCTGCCTGGAGGTTTCGAATAGCCGCCCAGCACGCGCTGGCGACGTCCGAGCCGTAGAGCATGTCGCGCGCCTGCGCGCCACCGCCCTGTACTTCGATATCTCGCCCCATGGCGCCAGCGATGCAGAACCACGTCAGCCACCCGTGGCGCGGGCCGTGGCACGGCGCTGGGCCGTAGAGGTTCGAGCAACGCAGCGTGACGACGGGCAGGTCGTACGAGCGCGCCCACGCCATGGCGAGCATCGACTGCGCCGCCTTCGATGCGGCGTAGGGCTCGTCGGGGGCGAGCTGATCGGTTTCCTTTAGTCCACCATGCCATTGCATCTGGCTGGACTGCTGTCCGCAAAGCGGATCGCCATCTTGATCCAAGAAGCCAGAGGTTGCATACGGCTTCACGCTCGACAGCACGACCGTCGGCAGTGGGTGCTTACGGAGCGCGTCGAGCAGCACTTTGGTGGCGTCGACGTTCGAGGCCCAGTCGTCGTCGGGGTGGAGCGCGCTGTGTGGGATGCCGGTCGATGCGGCGGCGTGGATGACGGCGTCGCAGTACGGAAGGATATCGCGGAGTGAATTCGCGCTGTATTCTAGGCAATCAAAATGGATTTCAGGATCATATTTTAACCGTAACTGATTCGCGATCCACTGGTTTCGTTCTTCTGCAGCCGAATCGATGATGACAACCTCGTGTCCCTCATCGAATAGTGAGCGCGCGATCTGCGAGCCAATGCACCCGAGCCCTCCCGTCACGAGCACTCTCATCGGCGCGTCTTCCAGCTCGCGGCCTTCTCGCAGGCGATCGAGCACTGCTGGCCGATCGTCATCGTTCCGCACTCCGTGCACGGTTGGCGCGGGCACCTACAGTCTGAGGTGAGCCCACCCATCCGCGGCGTCAGACACTGCGGTCTATGTCGCTTCATCGTCCGACCTCCACATATCTCGGCAGAGGATTCGCCGCCAACTCGCTCGCGACACCTCGGAACATCGCTTCCCACTCGGCGGCGCGCGACCGCCAGCTCAGGTCGGCGAGCGCGTCCACGCGCGCGGGCTCCGCGATCGAGCGCCGCCACGCGTCGTCAGTCAGCGCGCGGACGCACAGCTCGACGAACTCCTGTGGGCTGCCTGCGAGCGCACCGTGCTTCACGGTCTCGGCAAGGGCGGCGATGCCCGAGTGCACCGCGACGCAGCCGGCGGCCTGCGCCTCCATCGCGCTGATGCACGACGTCTCCGTGAACTGCGTCCAGTGCGGCCAGACCTTGGCGCGCAAGAACGCGTCGGCGAGCTCGCGCTGGTTGACCCGCCCGTGCAGGTGGATGCCCGAGCCCGGGTGCGCGCGCTCGGTCAAAAATTTCTTGAACGCCTCGATCTGCGCTAGCTCGTCAGTGGCACCGCGGGCGCGCGCGAATGCCTCCCAGCAGTCGAAGCCGTAGTAAACGTGCAGCTCCGCGTCGGGCACTCGCGCGCGGATGAAGGGGAAGTTATGCACCAGCGTGTCGAGCCCGCGGTTGGGCGACGACGAGAAAACGAGGTGATTTTTCTTGTACGGACCGTCGGTAAGGTCGAGACCAAATCGCTCCGGGTTGATGCCGTTGCGCGTGACGAGCACGCGGTCGGGGTCGAGGCCCGGGTAGGTCGAAACGAAGTGGTCCTTGTGCCAGCGGCTGAGGCACAGGATGCGGTCGAAGCGCATGATCCAGCGCTGCATCTGTGGCGAGTCGGGGCCGACGTTGACGTCGTGCACCCATAGAAGCTTGACCCGCGCCTGTACGTCTCCGGGGCGCTCCATGATGGCGGCCTGGCGCGAGGAAATGAAAATGTCGCACTCGATGGGCGCGCGGGCGTTTTGCCACTGCACATAGCAGACGCCATCGAAGATGTTGCCGTGGCCACCGGGCAGCTCGCCAAACACCGTTACGTCGTGCCCGAGCGCCGCCAGCTCGCGCGCCATCTCGATGCACGCCGTCTCGCTGCCGCCGATGCCGCGCGTCTCGGGCGTGGTCGGGTCCCACGGCTCGATGGCGGGGCCGACCCAAAAGACGATTCGCTGCTTGCTCGCGTGATAGAAGAGCGCTGTCGTCTCCCCCTCGTTCGTAGTCTCGAATGTGCCGGACACGCTGGCCGGACGCTTCGCGTCGTCTAGCTGGATTCTCAGCCCAGATGACTTGAGCCAGCCGTCATCGCGTTCGCCGTGTTTGGCCGTCGCCAACGCCATTCGGTTGACGATAGCGTCGTTGCGGATGGACTTCGGCATCGCGTCGAGGAACTTGAGCGCTCGCGCGTTGTTCTTGTCGACGTGCACCAACTGCTTCCACAGCTGCATGGCGTAGATGACGTAGGCGTCGGGGTTCTGCTGCACCGGCGGCGCGTCGAGGTCCTCGAACTTGGTGAACTCCACCATCGGCTTCGACTGCGCAGGTGGGGGCGCTGCGCCGCGCCAGCTCGGCCTCATAGCTGGCGAGGTTGTACTTGAGCATGCCCGGCGCGCCGCCGGCGACGCCCGGGTCGTCCGGGCAGGCCGCGAGCCCCGCCTTGCACGACGCGATCGCCTCCTCGAGCCGGCCCATGAGCGCCAGCGCATGGTTGAGATAGATGTGCGGCCGATACGTGCGGTCGAGCGGGTTGGCGCCCAGCATCGAGTCGGTATTGCCGATCTTCATCGCCCGCTCGGTATACGCGACGCAGTCGGGGTGCCGGCCGCGCAGGTAGGCGATCCGCGCCAGCCCGAAGAGGCCGTCGGGGTTGTCGGGCATCTCCATCGCCGCCGTCGCGTACTCACGGTTGGCCCGATTGTACGAGTCCTCGGGCGCGCCGCCGAGCTGACCGAATTCCAGCATGGAGCCCAGTGCCACGTGCGCCGCCGCCCTCTCCTCGCACCAGCCCGAGCGCTTGAGGTAGTCCTCGTAGAACTCGGCGCTCTTGTGCGGTTCGACCCAGCGCGCTTCCTGCCCGAGGTAGAAGAGAGTGCGCGGATCGACCACGGCGCCGTTGGCGCGGTCGGCCGCCAGCTGGCGCAGGAGGATCTTGTAGTTGCGGTTGGGGACCGTCTTGCGGTCGGCCTTGCGTCGGTGGATGTTGGTGATGCCCTCGTAGCGCCACGATTGCACGAAGCGCGTCGGCATGAGCACTTCATGCACAGGGTTGACCCATACCGCCGCACCGGCGCGTACGACGCGCTCGCGCCACTGGCGATAGAAAGTACGCCCCTTGTCGTCGCGCGCGTAGTCGTAAGCCAGGAAGCCGAGGTCCAGGTTGCGCGCGCGCATGTCGGCGACGACCTGGCGCAGCTTGTCCGCCCCCTCGACCACGTCGTCGGAGTCCATCCAGTAGATGAACTCGCCGCGCGCCATCGAGAAGGACTTGCGGCGGGCGGCGCCGAAGTCGCCCAGCATGATCTCGCCGGTGTAGGGCGCCGGCGCCCCGAACGCGCCGCACGTCGCCTCGTCGTCGCGGAAGAACGCCTCGGGGTTGGTCTCGGGCGTGAAGAGCCCGACGCGCGCGCCATGGCGCTCCGCCACCGCGGTCGTGGCGTCGGTCGAGCCCGTGTCGACCACCACGATCTCGTCGGCGCAGTCGCGCACGGAGGTGAGCGCGGCGTCGAGGTTCTGCTCCTCGTCCTTCGCGATGAGGCAGATGGAGAGCTCGACCGTCATTTCTTCTCCGATTTTTTCAGGTGCGCGTTGATGGCCTGGCGGATCCAGTCCGAGGGCTTCTTGTCGACGCGTAGCGCCGCGCGTCGCAACCGTCCCCATGTCTCAGGATCGACGCGGAAGGTGCACCACTTCGATTTCGTTAGCGGTTCGAAACCGTCATCGAAATCACCGATGTCATCTTGCCCTTTGATACTGAAACTGGCGCTTGGTGTATCGCCAGGATCAAATATTTCTTCGCTGATGCGCTTGCGGGGCATGTGTCACGATGTGACACCGCGTGGAGAAATTGCGCAAGGGGTTTCTCTCTAGAGCGTGAGCCAGTTGCATAGCTGCGTCGACCCGCCGCGCGCCATGAACCCGCGAGAGCCGAACGCGCTGCTCAATACGTAGCCGCTGGGCGAATCGTCGACGAGACCGGAGACGCCGCGGACGAGCACGGGGTAGCTGGCGCCCACGCCGCCGGCGCCGTCTTTGACCAGATGCACGGCCCCCGTAGGCGTACCGCTGGCGCCTAAGAAAACGCTGAGGGATGCGCCGGTGCTCATGATGATGATCGCATAGTCGCCCGGGATCGCCGTGTAGTGGGTCGAGATCCAGCGCGTCTGCAGCACGGCGCCGCCGATATAGTCCATGCGCAACCCGCTCGATCCAGCGGTGTTGCCGAAATAGCCCGCCAGCCCGGTGGGACCTGTTGGACCCTGCGGCCCCGTAAATCCTGTCGCGCCGGCGGGCCCTGTAGCGCCCGTGACGCCGACCGCGCCCGTGTTGCCGCGGGGGCCGACCGCTCCCCCGGGGCCCGTGGGGCCGGTCGCGCCCGTCGCGCCGGCGGGACCCGTAGGTCCGGTGACGCCGCGAGCGCCGACCGCGCCGGCGGGACCTGTAGGGCCAGTTACGCCCGTCGCTCCGGCCGGGCCCGTAGGGCCTGTGTTACCGCGGGGGCCGACCGCTCCCCCGGGGCCCGTCGGGCCGGTCGCACCGGTGAAGCCCTGGGGACCGGTGGGTCCCGTGACACCGCGCGCTCCGGTTGGGCCCGTAGCGCCGGTGACGCCTGCGGGGCCAGTCGGCCCCGTCGCTCCGGTGACACCGGTGCTCCCTCGCGGGCCCGTCGGGCCAGTCGCGCCCGTCGCGCCGGCCGGACCCGTAGGGCCCGTCGCACCGGTGACGCCCTGCGCGCCCGTGTTGCCGCGCGGGCCCGTGGGGCCGGTCGCGCCGGTAGCTCCGGCCGGGCCTGTCGGACCGGTCGCGCCCTGCAGACCCGTGACGCCCGTAGCACCGACGCCGGTCGCGCCGCGCGGGCCCGTGGGTCCAGTCGCGCCGGCGCCGCCGTGCTGCCCGATATAGGCCCAGCCCGTCGCCACCTGAAGCAGGCTGGCGTTGATTGGGCTGTGCGTGACCCCCTGCACCGTGGCGCGGAAGGTCGAAACGGCGGTGGCGCCGAACGTGGGGTCGTTCGCCTGCACGGCGTCGTTGAGGTTGTAGCCGCTCGTGCCGCCCGACCAGAAGCCAGGCAGCCAATGAAGGCCGAACACGACCGGCACGGCCGGCGGGGTGGTCACAACGTCGGTGAAGAGCGATTGCGACGTGAGGACGACGAAGGGCGAGGAGACCAGCAGCTGTTCGCGGGTGTTGTCCGCCCGCGTGAGCACGACGTCGACGAGGTACGGCCCCGCGGGCTTCTCGACCGTGTCCGTCGAGACGACGGAGAAGATGACGTTGCCGCTGGTCGGGTCGCCGCCGACGAAGCCTGTGTACATGCGCGCGAAAAGCAGTACGCCCTGCTGGTCGCGCACCGACATGACGACGGCGAGCGCGCCGGTCATGTCGACCGCTGTGCTGTCGACGAAGGCCAGGTGGAAGTCGCGGTCCTCCCCCTGCGCGACCTCGAGCTCTTGCGCAGTGCCGACGCTGATGGTGAGTCCGGTTACACGTGCGGCCATGCGGCGAGTCTACTACAGCAGCCCTGCGGTGACGAGCGCGGCCCGGTCGTTGGCGCCCATGACATCGAGACGGCCAGCATTATTCGGGTGCGTATCGTCGCCGCTGTCATACTCGGGTTTGAGGTTGTCGGTCCCGTCGTTGAGCTGCGTATGTTCGACGCGCGCAACGATATTAGACCCGGTCACACCTGTACCGCGGATGGCCGCGTTGACCGTCAGCCATGTGGCATATAATCCTGGGCCCACGCCATCGAAGGCTCGCCTAGCGGGGGTGATGACGCTAAGGATAATCTTGGCGGTCGGATTATTACTATTAATATCGGCGATCAAAGTATTGTATTTCCCGATAATCGTAGCGGCATCCTCCATCGCGATGATGATGTTGTTGAAGCCGGGCTCGCAGATGACCCATTTGAGATTGGGATTACCCTTCACGACGGAGGCGTTATAGAAACCTATATTATCGTCGATGGTACGGAACGGCTGTGCCAGCGAGAGGATGCCCGGACGAGTGCGAGCCTCGGCCGCGGTATAGATACAGCTGCCGAGCATCAAATATAATCCGTTGTAGTTGGCGGCGATGGAGTCGCCGAGAATCAATCCTTCGACGTCCTTGAAGCTCATCGCGCCTCCAGCCGCTGCCAGCGCCGCGGCATGATGGACGAGGATGCGCCGAGATTGGAACCGATCCACGCCTGCGACGGCGTCTCGATCTGCTTGGAGCCCGCTGCCCCCGTCACCATCTGGGCGCAGCCGTTATATGAGGCCAGCAGCGCGGCGGTCAGCGTCGACGGCTGATAAACCATACGCGCGTCGATGACCGTGCCCCCGGGGAACGAATCCAGACTGACGGACAAAAGATCGGCGCCCGCCGCCACCAGCACAAACGTGCCGGCGGTGGCGTTGAAGGTCACGTCGTAGCGCATCCCGAATAGCCCCGCGGGGGTATACATCGAGAATATCCAACCGCCATTTTGGGTGCCGGCGTTCGAGGTCGCCGGATTGTCTAGATAGTCGGCCAAGAAGCGCACGGTGATGTCGATGTCGCCGTTGTTGATGAGCGCGGGAAGAGCGGATCGCGCGATCTGCAGCGTGCAATCTCCGGTGGTACCGTCGACGAGCGGTAGATCGGAGAAGCCCAGCACCTGAGAGTCTCCCCAGACATCGATCCCGCCCGTCGCGCTCGGAGTCTGCCCCAGCCCATCCGCCTCGATGTTGAGCCCCGCGGCGACGTGCTTGTGCTGCACCCCCGGCGCCGATATTCCGCGACCCGCGCTGACGCGTCGCCAGCCTATATCAGAGGTCGAATAATTGACGCCGATGGTCGCGCCGCCCAGATCGAGAGCACCATGCGCGGTGGGCTGATTCGGCGACGGCGAAGCCTTCTCCCATGCTGAATCGATGCAGTTGACGCTGTCGCCGGGGTTGAAGGTCAACTCCGACGGGAAAGTGGCGTCGGCGTCGACGAACCTGTCGGCCGCCGGGCCCCCGCTGGCCGGGCCCGCCACCGCGGCCAGCGTCAACGTGTTCGTTCCCGTTTTCGTCCAGCTCACGTCGCTATGATCGAACGGCTTGGTGACGCGATTTGAATAGCCGGGGAATGTCCACCACCCGCCACCCTCGGGGCCGCCGTGGTCTTCGAAAACGGGGCCCGACGATACAGCGATGGCAGTGCTGGCACTCCGCGCGGCGTACACCGTCGAGCCCGACCGCGAGGCTACGACCTCGAACGGGAGCACCGGCGTGCTCAGATCGAGGACGAGCTTCCGCGTCCCTTTGTATCTGCGACCCGCATTGACGCCGTGCATTTTAGTGCGCGAACCACGCGCTGGAGTGGTCGCAGTAGAGGGTCTTGGATCCATAAACGGCGGCGATCGTGGCCGTCGCTGCGCCATTGATCGTGTCGCCGCCGTTGGCGTTGATCGTGATGGTGCCCGATGAGTTGCCCACGTCCTGCACGATGATCTCCTGCCCGACTTTGATGCACGTCGATGCGGCGGGCAGGTTCACGGTGCGCGATCCCGTCCCGCTCACGCCGATGAAGTGGTCGGTGATCGCCGCGGTGATGACCGAGGACGCTGTGCGGTAGTTCGTGGCGAAGCCGCCGAAACCCTGTATCCCGTTGGCGTCGAATTGGGCGAATTGCGCACCGAAGCTGCTATTGAATATCTGAAAAACATCGCCGCCGGACGCGAGCTGCAAGACTGATCCGGCGATCCATTTCGTGAGCGTCGCGGCGACCGTATTATGAAACTCCAACACGTCGGGAGATCCGTTGACGTTGCTGGTGATCACCACGCGATGGTTGTCGCCAGAATCGGTGGGCACGATCGCGAATCGCGCCGTACCGCTCGAATTTTGCGTCTCGAAGAGGTCCCCCGACTGCGACGGCGAGTTGGCTTTGACGTAGAGCCCCTTGTTGGCGTCGGCCCCACACAAAAGCCCGAGAGGGCCGCCGCTCACCGTCTCGGTTATGGTGCCCCCGCTGGAGCCCCCAGCCGTGTACGCGCTCTGGAGAGTCCCGGTGATCGTGCAGTCGGTGCGACTCGACCCTGAGTTGTCGGCGCAGGCGACGCCGGCGCCGGTAAAATTAAGGGTCGATCGCTGCGTCAAGCTCGATCCCTCGTCCGCCAGCGTGGTATAGGCTGCGCCGCTGCCCGTGCTCACCTGCGAGTCGACGTTGGTCGCGCTCGTATACATATAAGCCCCGTCGGAGCACCGCACCCAGCTGCGCGCGCGGCCGACGGGAATGGGTGCGGAGGTCTGGCAGATGTAGCGCACGCCAGCGCCGACCGAGACGGCGCTGTTGTCGGGGTTGGCGGTGGCGCCCGCGGGGCGCGAGACGCCCCAGTTGACGGCCAGCATCGCCAGTGCGATCGAGACAGCGATAGTCAGATAGTTCCGCATGACCGGATTCTACCTCAATCGATCTAGCCCATGGGAATGAGGAAGATTTGACCCGGGAGGCCGCTGGCGCCTGTCTGCCCGCCCGCGACGCCGCCCGCACCGCCCGCACCGCCCGCGCAGTTGATGGCGGGTATGAGGCTGCCTCCCGTGGCGATCGACAAGCGCTGGTAAGCCAGGAGGATGCCGCCGCCGCCGCCGCCGCCGCCGCCGCCCGCGGTCGAGCTCGGCCCGTTCACCTGACCTCCGGGACCCCCCTTGGCCTGCACGCTGAGATTGGTGCCGAGGCTGATTGAACGCGCGGCGATGGCCACCACACCACCGCCGCCACCACCCGCGCCCGCCGCGAAGCCGGTCAGGCCACCCTGGCCGCCGCCGCCTCCACCCTGCAGCACGAGTAGCTGGCCGAAACCTACGACGTGTCCAAATGTCGCTGGGCCATATGCGTATGGAGAACCCGCGTTGACCGAAGGCGCGATCGCAGTACCGCCCGCGCCACCGCTGTGCCCCGAGACTCCGAGGCCGCCCGCGCCGCCGGCGCCACCAATGGAGCCCGTATTGCCGAGCCCTGGCGCGCCGCCGAACGTACCATTCGCCGAGCCCGAGTATCCGCCGGTGCACCCGCCGCCAATCGTCCCAGCCGGCGGCGGCATGCCAGGCTGGCTGGAGCTCGCGGTATCGATGCTGTTGGCCGTGGCCTTGCCAGATCCCGTGGCCACGATGTCGGCCGTGGCGAAGATCGGATGACCTCCCACCTGGAGCTCTATGCCGCTCGCTATTCCGATGTGCACGCCGAACGGCGGGCGGACGAGCCGATAACAATTGCCGCTCGGTCCAGTCGCTAGGCCGCCGGCGCCCATCGACGCCCCTGTGGCGACGCCGTCGAAAACGACGGTGCCGTCGAGGCCGGGACCGTAGGAAAACGAGTTATTGGTGTCTAGGTACCTGATCCATTTATCATATTGCTGCTGCTGGAAGTTCATGTAGGCGCTCGGTGGCGCCTCACCGACCGCCCATCCGACGTTCTGGTGCGAGCCGTCGGGCTCCGCCAGATTCGTCGCGCCCACGGCGCACCACGTCGCGTACCCGGTCGGCCGTGCGGTCATGTCCCTAGACTACACCGACAGCGCGCCGGTGAACACTCCGACGTCCAGCCCCGGGCCAGTGTCAAGAGTGAAAAGCGCGTTGGTGGGAGACTCCTGCCAGATCACATTGGCGCGTGCGCCCGCCTCCTTGGCTTTCTGCAAGAACTGCTGCGCCACCAGCGCCTGCGCGCGCGTCAGCATCTGTCCGACGCGAATGTAGAAGCTCTTGACCCCGCCCGATCGCAGGACGAAGGTCGAGCTCGGGAACAGCGCCGTGAAGACGCGGTAGATGTCCTCGCCGCGCCCGCGCGACTTGCGCGCCACGATCGCCGCGCGCAGGTAGAGGCGGTAGGTCACATCGTCGACGCCTCCGCGCGGCTGGCCGAGCACGCGGCCGAGCGCGTCGAGCTGCGCGCCGGCGCTGTCGTCGATGTTGGTGATGGTCAAGATCGACTGGTACGCGTCCTCGAGATCTTGAAACTGGCGGGCCACCATGTCGACCCACGCCTGGATCTTGGGCTTGCCCCTGAACTGCCAGTAAATGAGCGCGCGCAGCCGCGCCTGCCAATCGCTGACGTAGTCGATGGTCAGCGGCACGCTACGGCGTCTCCGCGATGGCGGTGATCGTGCAGCGAGAGCTGTCGAAGGTGGCGATCTGCCGGACCGAGATCGCGACCGTCGTCGAGCTCGCGGGGCCTGGCGTCGTCCCGATCAGCATCGTCGGCACCTCGAGCAGCCCAGGCGCCGCCGTCGAGCCGTCCGGCGCGGGCACGATGGCGTTGCCGTCGGCGTCAGTGGCTGACGGCTTGAACAGGATCGCGCCGGCGAGCGCCGACGAGCGAACGTCGACGCCGATAGCGCTCGCGTCGCCGTAGGTGAGGAGCGCCGACAGCGCCGCCTGCTGGACGAAAGCCGCGCCCGTCGGCCACTGCGCGGCGTCGTAGTTGACCGTCGCGGTCACGTAGATCGGCACAGCCACGGGGCGCGACCAGGACACGACCTGCGGGTTGCCCTGCGAGTCGGTCGCCACGCCGCTCTGGTTGCCGAACGTCGCCGTGCCCGCGCCGACCTCGTTCCACACCGCCTGGGTGATATCCTGGTCGGTGCCGTTCTGCACCAATACCTCGACGGCGTGCGGCGGGACACCGTTGGCGTCGGTGGCGTCGGTGTCGTTGAAGAACACGGCGCAGCTCGTCGGCGGTTGGTGGTTAGGGTCGGTCGAGCCCTCGTTGACTTTGAGGATCGCAGCGCGGATGGCGTCGGCGGTGCTGCCGCCCTGCCCCGCCAACTCAGCCTCGCGGCGCGCGCGGAACGCTGGGTCGGTCTCCTTCAGCGCTCCCACGGCGGCGTCGAGCAGGTTGATGGCCCCCGACCACCCGTCGACGGGGGTGACGATGCTGGTGAGCACGCCGGCCAACGCGCCCACGGCGCCGGCGTTCACGGCGCGGAACGCCACGTCGACGGCGCCGACGCCGTCGCCTAGGTATTTCCAATGGGCCGTGTTGTCGGTGATGTTGCTCGAGGTCGTGGTCGGACCGCCTGAGCCCGCCGACGTACCCGCGGTGATGCAGATGTAGGCACGGTTGGCGTTGGTGCGGCGGTCCCCGACCGCATAGCCGGTGCCCGATGCCCACGCCGTCAGCGCAGCGATGGTACCTTGAGCAAACGAAGCGAAGACCGAGTTGGTGGCGTCGCTCGTTTTCGTCTGGCGCCCGACGAGCAGCACCGTCCCCGGCGTACCTGTGCAGGTCTCAGTCACGGTCGAGAACGACTGCTCCTCGCGCGTAGTGCCCGTGAGCGAGCACAGCTGGTCGAGCGCCGCGTCCGACGCCGCGTTGGGATCGAGCGAAGCGACGATGGCGCCGCCGAGGTCCCACATGGCGCCGAAGCCATCGGAGAGCGTTGTAATTTCCTGACCCGCAAGCGAGTCGAGCGGGATCGTCCCGTCGACCTCGGTGCCCGCGCTGCTGCCAAGGATGTTGAGGTAGTCGGTCTGCAGCTCGTCCACCACGACCGACAAAGGCTTGCCGACCCAGCCCTCCGCCGTGAGCCCATAAACCGTTGCCATCCTACGCGCTCACCGTGTCGGTGATGGGCGTCTGCGAGTACTTGGTGCGGATCGAGTAGGTAATGCTGGCCGAGCGCGGATCATTGGGGTCGTCACGCACGAGCTGCGCGCCGACGACCTCCGTCACGTCCGCCACACTTTGGAGCCGGACGCGGATCGCCTCGCGCACGACAACGGGATCGGGATTCTTGACGAGAACGACGCCTAGATAGTCGACGCCGAGCGATTGGTCGAGATAGATCTCGCCGAGGAAGAGCTTGACCTTGATCTTGCACGCCTGCGCGACCGCGGCCTGCCCAGAGACGACGGTCCGGTCGCCGTTCGCCACCGCCATGTCGTCGTCAGCGTCGAGCGCAAAATCGCGGATCGGGTCGGCCATGGGCCGATTCTACCCGATTTTGACCTTGCTGGAACCGGTCTTGACCGTGATGCCGGGCGACGTCAGAAACGCCGACGATAGCGGCGTCACGACGCCTGGCGCGATGCCATTGATGGCGCCCTCCACCTGGCTCATCCACAACGCGAGCGGGCCCGTAGGCGGCGCCGTGATCTGGCTGGGGTCTCCCTCCCGCGCCGCACCGTTCGAGCCGTTCGCGAGGTTGACGTTACCCTGCCCGTCGATCTCGATGTCCGACGGCGACTGGTCGCGGCCGATGGTCATGCGATCGGTGGGTGCGCTCGCCAGCGGCGCGCCGAAGGGGTTGAGCCCGGGCAGGAAGAACCCGTCGGCGATCGAGTTGACGTGGTCGAATTCGGGATCGACTTCGTCGCCATTGCCCGTCAGCCACTTGTCGAGCGAGCGGTCAGCCCAGATGAGCAGGCCCAGCGTCGCAGGAACGGTCGCGCCGTTGATCTGCAAGTTGCCGTCGGAGATCGGCACGGTCGTGCGGAAGCTCCCATTGGCGCCCGGGAAGACGACAGGCACGCCCGGAATGACGGGAATAGACTCGACGAGGCGCGCATCGGACTCGTCGAAAAAGGGGCGCATGACGAGCACCTTGCACGCGACCCGCTGCTTGTCGGGTTCGTACTTGGTCACGCGCACGGGCAGCGCGCGCGGTAGTCGCTGGAGAGCCGACTCGACGGCGCTGGCGATGACCGTCTGCCGCCGCGGCCGGCGAACCTCGTCCTCACGCCCCTTGTCGCTCATCGTCGCTCGCTGCCGCAGGTGGGGCAGCGCTTGCGCTTGCCGGCGGACACGTCGCGCGGCGGCGCCGGCTTGCTCCCCTTCTTTTTCAGCTTATAGGTGCGACGTCCGAGCAACTTCACTCCCATCGATTGGCGCTCACGTAGTCGATAGTAACACCCCTTCGTACTCCGTATACCACTCTAGCGAATGGGTATCCCCCGTGAAGTGCACCTTCTTGACGCGCACGAATCCGTCGTAGCGGTTCGATTTCAATCGCACCTGGGCGCCGGGTACGCACGGCTGTAAGAGCGCCTTGAATTTGACCAACGCCGGCTTGCCCTTCTTCTCAGGGCTGCCGAATTCCGGTGAGCCGACGAGCCCGCTTTCGGGCGAGATCTCGGGAAACTCCGCCGTGCTCGCCTGCCCGGGCAGCAGCACCTGGAGCGTATCGTCCTGGACCGACCATGCGTAGCCGGTGCCGCGGAGAAAGCGGTCCATCTCATGCGCCCACTGGCCGCTGACGACGTAGCCCTGGTCGAACGACTGCGTCAGGTTGAGCACGACGTTCGGCGTATTGCCGACCTGCAGCCCGCTCGCGTTCGCCAAGTACTGCAGGATGCTCCCGGCTTTCGTGCCCGGGGCGAAGCTCTCCGCCACGCGTGCGTTGCGATAGGCGCGCTCGCCGTCGCCGCCCTTGATCGTCGAGTTCCAGTCGGAGAGATCGCGCACGTTGTCGACGGTGCGCGCGTCGCCGCGCCAGATGCGCGACATGCCGGTCTCCGCGTAGCCCGCCTCGAGGATGACCTTGACGCCCTTCTTCTGGATCAACCCGCGACTGTCGTCGTTCAAGTTGGTGACGATGATCTCGGCCGTATTGGGCTCCTTGCCGTCCGTCTTGGAGACCTTGAACGCGACGCGCTGCCCCGCCGGCTGATCGCCGCCCTCGCCCGCCTCGATGACGAGGACGTCTTGCACGACCTGATTGAAGTTGCCCTTGGTCGCGGATGGCGCCGCGAAGGTCACCCGCGCGCGGCGGTCGTAGAGCCTGTCCGCCACGTCACAGCCCCAGTTCTGCGGCGGTGAAGTAGATCAGCTTGTGGCGCACGCCGAAGCTCACGAGGTCGGGGTCTGCGTCCTCGCCAGCGCTGTCGACCACGACGAAGCACCCCGGCGGCTGCCGGTCGGCACGATACGCCCCCAGTGGCCAATTGGCCACCAGCTTGACCCCTGGCACAAGGTAGATCGAGCCCTGCTCGTCGAGGATGTCGAGAAACCATGCCGACGCGCGCACGTTCCAACGGAACTGGAGCGTGTACGTCACTGACTCGAGCGACGTCTGCATGTCGAAGAACGGCAGTGGCACGCCCTCGGAGAGCGGGATATCGAGTTCCAGAGGCATCTATTTGCCCCCCAGCGCTTTGCCTATGCCCGAAACCGTGGGATTGTCCGACTGGGCCGCAGTATCGGCCAGCGTGCGCATCGGGTCGACATCCTTGTTCGCGTCCTTCGCCGTCTTGGTGCCGGTCGATTTCTTTTTACCCACGCGCTTGTCCGACGAGACGACCCCGCGCGTGAGCTTATTCTGCACGACGCGAATGTGCTTGAATGAGATCGAGAACGCGATCGCGTCGTAGTTCTTGGCCGCGCGTGGCAGCGAAATGGACTCGATCGCCATCGAGTCATAGTCGCCCATCGTCGTCGAGACGGTAACGATGGCGCTGGTATCGCGCAGCCTACGGAGCTTAGCCCACTCGCCCTGCGCGTACCCGTCGACGGCGCCAATGGCGCCCGCGGCCTGCGCTGCCGCGGTAGTCGTCTGGATGGTAAACGCGCCCGCCTTGACTGCCTCCGTCGCCTGCGTGTTCGACAGCGGCGTATTAGAAATACGACAATCGAGGGTGAGCAGATCGGGGTTAGGACGCGAGTGATCGCTCGCATTGAACCCCGTTTCCACCGGGTGGTCGGTGATGGTGTTGGTAAGCTGGTGCTGCTCCGTCACGACCGCGTGCATGGTGATCGTGGTGGTATCGGCGGTGATGACGCCGCCGCGTCGAATGACCGTGACCGTCGACGACGCCACGGCTCAGTCCCCCAGCGCCGCGGCGGCCTCTTCGTTGGCCGCGTCCTCGTGCTGCTGAATGAGGTTGACCACGTCGGCCGCGCTCATCCCAGGCGCCTGGTAGATGTTGTAGCTGCGCTGGATACTGACCGGCGCGGCGCTCATCACACCCTGTCCCGGAGGCAGCGTGGGCGCGGCAAATTCGCCGCCGCCGAAGCCAGCCTGCAGCTGCTGCCACCAGCTGGCGCCGCGCCCTTTGGCATCTTCCGTTCGCTTGTCGAAATTCTTGACGAAGTCCGGCCGCGGCACGAGGTGCTCACCAATATTGGCGGCAGCCTCGCCGATTTTGAGCGCCGTATTGACGACGCCACCCTCTTGCGCGGGTGCGCGCTTCTTCGGGCCGAATCGCAGGTCGAGCTTATCGGCGATGCCGATCGCCCGCTCCATGTACTGTACGAGCTCCTTGATGGCCGCCAGCCACCACGGATCGTTCTTCTTCGGCTGCGACCACTCATCGAGCATCTTCATCCAGTCGGCGAAGAGCGAATCCTTGCCCTCGAGAAAACGACGGATGGAGTTAAGAATGAGCAACACGGCGGCGAGCGCCGCGACCCACAGAAGCCACGGCGCCGCCGCCAGCGTGCCGGCGGCAACGAACCCGATCACATACGCGCGGATGCCGCTGTCGAGCTTCCAGAACCACTGCAGCAGGCCGACAATCCCCTCCACGATGAGCTTGATCGACCCGTAGAGAACGTCGAAGGCGTCGATCAAAAACTTGGCGCCCCTCGCAATGGCCTTGAGCACGACCTCGAGCTTCTGCTTGATCACCTCGCGGTTGGCCTTCACCCACGCCACCGCGCCGTCGGTGAGCTGCTTGAGCACCGGGAAGATGGAGGCGCCCGCCTTGCGCTTGATGCCCTCCCAGAGCGCCTCGAGCCGCTTGACGTTGTGCTCAACCTCGACGCCCTGCTTGACCGTCTCCTCGTCGAGCACCACGCCAAGGTCACGAGCCTCCTCGCGCAGCTCGGCCAGCCCCTCGGAGCCCTCGTTGAGCAGCGGGATCATCCGCTTGCCGGCGCGCCCGAAGAGCTCGAGCGCCAGCGCCGTCTTCTTGGCGCCGTCGGGCATGACCTTGAACTTCTCGGCCACCTCGGCAATGACGTCGTCGGCGGCTTTGAGCTGGCCGTGCGCGTCCTTCAGCTTGATCTTGAGCTCGGCGAAGACCTTGCCCTGCTCCTCGCCACCCTTCGACGCCGCGTACATGTTGCGTGACAGGAGACCGACCGACTGCGCCATCTCCTCCATGCCGACGCCGGTGAGGCTGCCGACGTAAAGAAGCTCCTGAAGCGCATCGGTGGTGAGGCCGACGGCCTGCGCGGTGTGCTCGATCTCGACGGTAGACTCGATCGCCTCCTTCGTCACGTCGACGAAGAACTCGACCGCCTTCTTGCCAATCTCGACGAGGCCCTCGAGCCCCTTCTCCACCGCCTTGGCGAATAGCTCGCCCTCGGCGAACGAGGCCGAATCGACCTCGAGCCCGAGCGCGACGGCTACTTCGCGGAGGATGGTGCTCACGATCTAGTCCTACTTGGCGAGGAGCCCTTCGCCCTTGAGCGCGTTGACGACGTCGGTGATCGTATAGTAGTTCGCGCCCGTACCGCCGTTGGACCTAATGTCGAAGAAGGTCGATCCGGTCACGCCGCCACCGGCCGCGCTACCCGTCGCACCGAGACCCGTCGGCTGCTGCACGCCGGTGGCGCCGAAGAAGCCCAGGATGCCGGTCGGCATGCCGATCGACAACGCGGCCGGAAAGCGCGCGCCGGTCGGGCCAGTGAAGACGGAGGCCGAGCCCCAGCCCCTCAGCCAGTGGTAAAGCGGCTGGAGCCACTCGTGGGTCGTGATGGGGACGCCTGCGTATCCGGTGGGTGCCTGCATGGTCATTCTCCTCGGGCCACCTCTTACCAGCTAGCCCTTGGTAGCGTTGCGTTTATCGGTTCTTCTCTCGCTGGCGCCGCTGCTCCTCGGCGTCGTCCTCAGCCGCCTCGTCTTGCGCGTCGAGCAGGTCATTGGCCATGAGGATGCGCTCACGGCTCAGCGTCGGAACATCGCCCAACGTGCACCACTTCCGCATCACGAGCCGGTAGACGGGCCAGGGCTGGACGTGTTTGACGTCGCGGAGCTTCCGCCCGCCGCGGGGCGGTCGCGCAACGCGCGGGCAAGGTCGAAAAAATCGGGGTAGCTCACCCTCACGGCATGGATGAGCAGGCGCCAGGTGTCGAGCGTGCGGCGCTGCAGGAGCACGTGGATCGGCTCGCCGGCGGCGCCCTGGTAGAGCAGCGTCCCGTTCATCGTCGCGCCCGTGAGCAGCGTGCGCATGATGTACTTGAGGTCGTCGGGCGACAGCTTGCCGACCATGCTCTGCACGATCGGGCCGACCTTGGCGGCGATCGCTGCCGCGTCAAAGCCTTCACCAACCGTCTCGTTGAGCGCGCCGGCGGCCATGACGAAGTCGACCACCAGCGGCAGCAGCTTCGGCTGCAAAAGGAAGCTCGCCTCGCCCCCGAGGGGGGAGACGGTAAAGACGTCGTTGCCGAGCTTGAGGGACGTGTCGACCATCGATTACTGCCCCAGCGGCAGGATGCCACCCTGGATCATTTCGAGCTTGTCAGTCTGGATGACCCAGGTGACATCGCCCAACTCCTTGCCACGCTCGAGATCCGGCATCTTGACGATCCAGGCGTTCTGCGCGTTCGCCACGGCGGCGCCATTGCCATCCTTGACCTGGATCGGCACCACGCCTTGGCCGGTCTGCCGGTCGAGGATGGCCTGCGCCGAGAGGAGATCGTTCGAGGGGCTCGACTTCAGGAGCGTGATCTCGAACTTGCCCGCCTCGTTGGCGTTGCGGATGCGGCAGCCGCGGCCGTCGGCGCCGATCTCGAGCGAGTATTGGTCCTCGTCGAACGACGCCTTGATGAACGTTCCCGCGGCGTACTCGACGATCGTGTTCGCCCCGACGGACATAGTGAACTTGGTCGGATCCCACTCGGCCATCGGTGCTCCTTACGGGCTCGCTTCGACGTTGACGGACAACTTGTTGATCGCTCCGGCCAACGTCCAGCCCGAGGCCACGCCCTTGAGCCAGCGGGCCTGCTTGTCGGCGGTCGAAATGTCCGCGACCGTCGGCGCGGTGACGGTAATCGGCGTGTCGGGCGAGTTGGGCGCGATGCCGCCAGCGCGCACGCCCTCGGTGTTCTGCGCCTTGACCTGCGTCTCCATGAGCGCAATGCCTGCGTCGGTGAAAGGCACCTTCTCAGCGTCCAGGAGCAGGTTGGCGACACGCTCCTGGAGACGCGCGACGTACCAGTCACGAAAGCGGATCACGTCGATATACTCATGGGCGGACACCAGCCCCGAGCCCTGCACCGCGTTCACCCCCGCGAAATCCGCGTAGTAGTTCGCATATTTGGCGGTGATGTTCGTGATCATCGTGTCGGTGTAGACCTTGATGGTCACGCCTGGGAGCGTCTTGTAGATCCAGTTGTCGCCGCCCGGGTTGATGGGGAACCAGCGCGCGATCTCGGCCGCGTCGAAGAAGTCATCCGGCGCCGTATGAAAGGCGGGTCCCGTGCGCGCGTAAGCCGCGTCGCGCAGCTTGTTGAACACGTCGGCGCCCGCAGCGACATACGCAACGGTGGCGATGGCCGAATCGGACGAGGCCACGATATACAGCTTCGTGTTAGCCTCGACCCATGCCGCGGCCGCCTGCACCAGCAACGAGGAATTGTAGAGCGTCACGAGCCCATACCACGCGCTCGACGCCAGCTTGATGGCTGCGAGGTCGGCGGCGATGCCCGGGTCAGCGTGGTTTTGCGCGACCGAGAGGAACGCCATGTCGAGAACCTCGACGGCGAAATAGGTCCCGGCGGCGTTCGCGGTCATGCGGAACGTCTTGGCGCCAACCGCGCCCTGGAGGCTGGTGGCCACGGGCATGACCGGCGCGGTCAGCTCGTCGACCAGCAGCTTGAGTCCGTAGACGATGGCGTCGTTGGTCGTAGTACCAACGGTGGCGCTGGCGCCCGCGTACATCCAATGGACCGTATTATCGGTGATGTCCGCGCTGGCGCCCGTCGGGCCGCCCGAGCCCGCCGACGTGCCCGACGTGATGCAGATGTAGTACTTGGCCGGCGTGTCATTGACGACGAGCTGGCCCTGGGTGTACGCCGTCCCCGCCGCCCACGACGCCGCCGCGGTCGCCGTGTAGTCGCACTCCTGCGACGTGAAAACGCTCGAGCCATTGTCGGCGGCGACGCGCAGCTTGTAGACCGCGTTCGCCACCTGGCTGTTGGTCCCGACGTCATACTGCTGCGTCGGCTTGTTGGCCGCGCGCCCGATCATGAGCTTCTGCAGCCCCGTCGTCTGCGCGAACATCTTCTGCGCCGCTAGGTACTCGGGGGTGGCCGCGCCAAAGTCGGCGCCGACAGCGGTCAGGCTCGAGTAGGTGCGCGTGCGCTCGGCCCATGCGGCCGTATGCGACACGATGAGAGGGATGCCGAAGCCGGCCGCCGTCACGCCCGGGTTCGACAGGGTGAAGGAGACGTTGACGATGTCGGCCAGGGACATGCTTTACATGTACCGTGCCGAATGTGTCACAATCTAGCGCACCTAATCGGCGGCGTCCGAGTCGAAGGATTGAACCGAGTCACCGTTGACGCCACCGTGCATCGTCACCGTGCCCGACATGCGCTCGATGTAGCCCACGTACTCGACGGCAGTCGGCGGCGGCATGTAGCAGCGCACCGTCGCCACGGCGCGACCGCGAAAGCGAGTCGAGGGCACGTCCGGGATCCACTGCGGCGTGCCGGGGTCGAAGGGCGAGACGTCCTGGGCGGTGAGGATGGCGCGCACCGAAGGCAGCGTCAGCGCGAGAAGGAGGCGCGAGCACAGCTCGAGCGCACTATTCGAGCGCGCCGAAATAGCCTGCGTCGTGAAGCATTCGACCTCGAGCGGGTACTCGCGCCGACCACGCGCGCGGAGCTCAATCTCCTGCCCGGCCGGGCGCGACAGGTCGGTCGAGGTCTGAATGTAGTCGATGCCGAGGGTGATGGGACCGCCGAGCTGCAGCGTCACGTAGTCGGTCGCGAGCTGGCTGCGGTTCTGCCCCTTCCAGATCACCTGCCCGGCGCCGAGCCCGCTGGCGCGCACGATGGCGGCTTGGATAGCATCGCCGACGTCGTCCCAACTCATACGTCGTCCGTCCCCGGCGTCGGCGCCTGCACGATGACACGGTAGGCTGCGGGCTGGGTCTGGTTCAGGAAGCCGCCCTGGTTGAAGGTCTCGACGTGCTGCACCTCCCACGGCTGCCCGTCGATGGTCACCGTGTCGGCCTCGAAAGCGCTGTCGACGTCGCCGCAGTCCAGCTGGGACGTGGTGAAGAGCACGCGCGTCTCGTTCGCGCGGCGCCCCTCGGGCAGCCGCAAGAGATCCTTGCCCGTCGCCGGCTGCACACACGCTTTGATGTTGACGGTAAGGTCGTTGGTCGGCTGGAACACGCCGCGCACCACCTGTGCGCGCTGGCGCCGCGTGAGCACGTATGTCCCGCCCTGGGTAATGAACGACTCGATGAGCGCGGCGGTGTCCACAGCCCGATGCTACTCGCCTTCGCTTTTGTCGTCGAGCGCCCACGTGATGCTGTTGCGCAGCCGGCCAGTATCGATCAGCGTCGTGGACGAGCCCTTGCGCGCGACCGTCGCGGGCTTGTCAGGCGGCGGGATGCTGCTGGTGATCTTCGTTTTGACATCCGATGCCAGCTGCGCGCCGATGAGCCCAAGCGCGCGATCGACCTCCATCTTACCGTCGAGCACCTCGCCGATCAGCTTCTCACCGGTGCGCACCAGCTCCTCGCGCTTCTGGTCAAAAGTCGAACGCAAGAACGAGCGCTCGGGGATGGCTCCGTCCTCGGTCCCGAACTCATGGACGGCCGCCAGTTCTACCAGCGTAATCGAGCCTTCGCCATCGTGTCCCTTGTCGGAGAGCACACCGACGCGCACGCGCTTGTCCTTGATCTCGCGCGCGCGGCGCATGAAGTCGGTCCAACCAGTATCCTTGACCCTGACGCCGACTCTGCCCCTGCCCTTCGCCATCGGCGGCTACCGGTTCTGCAGAAGCTCGTCGAGCTCGAGCTTGATGACGAGGTCGCTGGCCGAGATGCACTGGAAATGCGGCCGACAGGTGACGGGCTGGCCGAGCATGCGCCCTTGGGCCTGTGCCGCCAGCTGGCAGCGGCGCGCGTGCTGGCTGTCCGCCGGCCACGCCCCGCGCATGGCATCCGCGCCAGGCGGGCGGTAGACGGGGTTGGCGCCTGCACCGATCTTGGTGAGCCCGACGGCGACCGCGATCACGTCGACGAGGTCCTGATCTTCGGCTGGCCAGCCGCGCTTGCGCATGAACTCGGGCACGCGCTTGACGAGGTCGAGCCCTCGCACGGGGCCGGCGATGAAGGCGTAGCGCGCGACGGCCCGCTGCGCCTCGGGGGAACGCTCGCGCTCAGACATCGTGCACCGGGCACTCGATGGCCTCGAGTTGCATCCCTCCGCGCGGGCAGGTGCAGCCCTTGGGGCGTGCTCCGTCTCCACCCATGGTATACGTCCCCGCCGTACCCATGGCCGCCTGCGCGCGCCTGGCGTTGATCGCTTGCACGCGCGCGATCGCCATCGCCTCGGTGGGCAGCGTCTCGAGCACGCGCTCGTGCACGCCCTTCTCCTCGACGACGTCCCACTCGAAATCGCCCCTGCATTTGATGACGATGGGCATCAGACGATGATCCCAGGAACGGCGATCGCGATCTGCGTCAGACGATAGTACTCCGCCCCGTAGGTCGACAGCGCGAGCGAGCCCATGATGCCGGGCGGCAGCGCATACGAGCGCGCCATGACGCCCAGGGTCTCAGAGGTGACGAGCCCCTCGTTGCCGCGGATGGAGGCGAGGTGCGCGGCAAGGTAACGCGCGCCGTCGTCGGCGAACGCGCCCCACGCGTCGGGGTCGATCTGTCGGTCGACCACAGCGAGGATGGCGGCCTGCGTCGGCGTCTCGACCGAGACCAACTCGGGGGCGATGCCGACGACGTCGGTCCAGGTGATGCTCACCGACTAGCGCCCCGCCGCCGCCGGGCCGCCCTCGGGCTTGACGTCGAGCTCGCGGATGCGATTGTCGAGCAGCAGCCGCACCTCGGGCCGCCCCTCGCTCGCCAGCCACCCGCGGAGCGTGCTCAAGACGAAGGTCTCGTCGATGAGCAGCTTGGCGACCTCGGGCTTGAGCGCCTTCAGCGGCAGCTCCTTGTCGACCTGCAGCGGCACCTTCTTGCCGTCCTTGCCGTCGACCTCGAGGGTCGCCAGGATGGTCGAGCCCACCTTCTCGGGGTTGTTTTCGGGCGCCAGACTGCGCTCGATCTTGGTCGTGAAATACCGCGCGAAAGCCTCGTTCTTGCCGAGCGCCTCGATGTCGGCCACATCGACAAGGTTCGCCCCGGGCAATAGCGTCACGACGCGGTTGATCGGGATGCCGCCGCCCTTGACCTTCTTCAGGAGCTCGGGGTCGGGCTGCAGCTGCCCCTGGACGAGCGACTCGCGGTTGTTGATGACGACGATGGCCTGGGTCTGCGCAGTTTGCATACGCCCAGAATCGCGCGTGAAATCGCACGTGTCAAGCGCACCAAAAGCAACGGCCCCTTTCGGGGCCGCGCGGCCCTACCGCCGAGGCGATAGGGGAAGTATCAAAATTGCCTTTAGATATTGTCCATATACGACAGCGACAGCGGATACGGCGAGAACACGCCCGCCGTCTTGGCGACGCAGTCGACGGAAAACTCGAGGTTCTCGTACTGCGGCGGCATCTGCCGGAACATCTGCGAGATCATGTGCTTGACGTAGCGCTTGTTGTTGATATACGCCAAGCAGCGGTCGGTGCCGCCCGAGCCCGCGCCCGCGCAGTACTGCCACGAATCGATGGTAATGCCGGGCTTGATTTTCTTGTAGAAGCTGAAGACCGTCTCGTCGCTGCCATCGCCCATGCGCTGGCCATTGGCCTGCTCGTACTGGGTGATGGGCAAAAGGAACGTGTCGGGGGTGAAGATCTTGAACGTGCCCGCGACCATGGCCGCATACTGCCCGGTCAGGTCGGCCACCTTCTCGTCGGGCGTCTTGAAGAGCCACTGCGTCGAGCCCTGCGCGCCGGTGGCCGGCGTGTAGAGCGAGGCGCTCGGCTGGTTCAGGATGCCCAGCAGGCCGACGTCAGGGCCGATGCCGATCGACAAGCCCGGGATGGTCGACGACGTGGCCGAGCCGATGCCCGACACCGCATCGAGACCCTTGTTGATGCCCTCGCGGGCACCCATGGCCTGCTCCATGTCGATGTTCAGGGCCGGGCCGCCGTTCTGCGCGGAGAACTGCGCCGCGAGCAGGTCGTCGAGCGTGTACTCGTACGACATGCCCAGGCGGTAGAACTGGTGCTGGAACTCACGCACGAACAGCTTCGACGTCGGCAGATCGCCGCCGCGCTCGGTAACGAGCTTGGCGATACCGACGCGGGTGTACTGCTTGTACGCCGTCCCCTTGGCGCCCTCGGGCGTGCTGGCGTCGATGGGCACATACTTGAGCCCCTCGAGCGGTGGGAACAGCGTGTTGTAGGTCTCGGTCTCGACCCACAGAAGAGCGCGCTCGACGAAGAGCGTCTCGCCGACGTCCTGGCGCACGCCCGCGTCGTCGTAGACGGAGTACGCGCGGCCCGGAAACATCTCGTGAGTCTCGGCGTCGTAACGATAGCTCGGGGGCAGTCGCATTGGCGCTCCTTAGAACGACCGGTTGGTGAAGTCGGTCTCGAGGATCGCCACCTTCGTGACGCCGTCGGCCGCGGTGTAGGTGCCCGAGCGGAACACGCCCTGGCGGGTGCAGTCGATCATGTACGACGAGCCCGTGCCCGCCGCGTTGTAGCCCGTGCCCGCCCAGATACCCTGAATGTTGGCGGAACTCGACGTGCCGGTGGCGATGCCGCGGCACCAGGCGCGGTCGCCCGCGACGACGGCGATCTCGACGGGGACAATGAATCGGCCCTCGCGTCCCACCTGCATGCCCGCGTTGGGCAAGAGGCCCGAGCCGCCGAGGTCGCCAGCGAAGTTGCCGGCCGGGTCGGCGGCGCCCTGCTTCATATGGTTGTAGGAGAAGACGTTGATGCCCGCCACCTCCATCCCGGGCGAACCACCCGAGAAGCCCGAGGCGAGCAAGAAGCCGTCGCCGTTCGAGCCCGGCTGCACGCGCACGCCGAGGCCGAAGCCGATCTGGTTGGTCGCCTCCTTGTTGAAGCCGGAGACGATATCGCGCCCCTCGGCCGAGTCGGCAACTTGGCCGGCGAGGCCGATTGCCTGGCCGCCGGCGGAAACGGTGGTCTGCGACATGGCCGGCTCCTACGCCTTGGACGCCAGCTTGGCGTCATGCTGGGGATGGTTGGGGTTCGCGCGCAACATGCGGTCGATCATCGACTGGCGTGCCGCCTCGGGGTCGACTCGACCGCCCATGTCGACGCGGTCGCCGGCGATCACGGGCGGCTGCGGGACGGCGCCCTGCGCGGCGCGCGCGGCGTCGATCGCGCTCGGCGTTTTCTTGGCGGCGGCGTCGACCGCGGCGTCGTACCGCGCCTGAACGTACTCGGCCGACTTACCGTCGAGCTTGGCCGTCGGATCAAGCTTGGCGACCACGAGCCGCTTGATCTCGTCGTCGGTCTTGGCGGCGACCTGCTTGTTGTCCTTGCTCGTGTACGCGTCGAACTTCTCGTTGGCGCCGAGGTGCTTACGCGCCTCGACGAGCAGAGCGGCGCGCGCGCCGGCGCGGGCCTCGATGATGGGCTGGACGAAGGCGGCGAACTTCGCCGCGTCGACGGCGTCGCCGACCGCGATCTCCGCGCCGTCGAGCTTGATCGGGGCGCGCTCCTCGGCCAGCTTGCCATCGAGCTTGCCTTGGACCGAGTCACGCTCCTTGACCGCACCGTCGCGCAGCTTCTCGGCGTTGTCGGCGCGCAGCTTCTCGGCCGCGACCTTCTCCTCGGCCGCCTTGGTCAGGCTGACGACGAAGCCATCGAAGGCGGCTTGCGCATTGGCGTCGGCCACCTCGAAAGTCATTCCGTTGATGATCAGCTTCGCCATCGATTTTCCCTCACTATTCAAAGATGCCGTTTCTCGTGTGTCACACGCAAACGTGGCCTCCGCGTCACCCGCGTCCAGACGCAGCCGCGCGTCCGCGCCGGCGCGCGCCATGTCGACGAGCGCGACGTGGTTGACGACGATGTCGCGTTGGACGGCGTCGTAGCGCTGCCCCTGCCACTCGCCCGACTGCGCGTCGAGCCGGCAGGTATAGCCAACGGAGAGCTGCACGCGGCCACCCTTGGCGGCGGCGATCGCGTCGGCGCGCCAAATCGACAGCGGCGCCGTCACCCAGCCGTCGTTCTTGAGCTCGGCGGCGCCGACCGCGCCCACCGCGTACTTCTGCGCGTTGTCGGGCGAGACCATCTCGACCGGATGCGTGTTCGTCATCGGCTGCAGCGGAAAAGAGGGGAGCGACTTGCGCACCTCCTCGGGCAGCCGGAGCTCACGGCGCGTACCACCCTGGCCGTCGCGGTACTCCTGAATGCCCGTGCGCGCGACGCGGCCGGCGACCTGCAAAAAGCCATCCTCGGTCGTGCGCGCCCGCGGCAGCTCGCCCGGCGCGAAGTCGATGCGCTCGTAACGACGCACGACGATGGCATCGGCGCGATCTTCATCCTCGTCGGGCTCGGCCTCCGCCTGCGCGGCCTCGCGGGTCGAGTGCCACGACGAGATCTTGCCCGAATTCTTATCGAGCACGCCCCAGCGCCCGCCCGTCTGCGGCGTCGCGTCGGTCATGCACGCGGCGCCCGAGCCGTCGCACATGACCGCGTCCATGTTGGTCGCGCTCTGCGTCTCCTCGCCGTAGCTGCCGCCTGGCGCCACGTGGTCGACGTACTTGGCGTCGACGACGGGCACCATCTGCCCGCAGCCGTCGCACTTCGCGCCGTCGTAGGTCGCGTCGCCCTTGTTGTAGGAGGCCCAGGCGACCGCGAAGGGGTTGTCGACCCCGGGCTGCTCCTTGAGCTTGCGGACCTGCTCCTCACGGCCTGGGGGCGCGACGTCGTTCTTGCTCATCGGTCGTCTGTCCTGTTAACGCGCGAGGCCGCGCAACGCCGCGCACACTTGCCCTCGTCGTCGAGCACGTCGTCGCACCACGGGCAGCGCGGTCGCGCCTCGTCGACCACGACGTCGCCCTCGACCAGAGGGCCGCCATCAGCGTCGCGGCGAACGCGCCCCTGCGCCAGCAATTCGCGCACGTCCGGGCTCATCGCGGCTTCGGCTTGGGCTGCGGTTTGACCTTCGGCTTGACGTGCCTGATACGCTCGACCATCACGCGTTCGGGCTCGCATAGACGCGGACGCTGACGACGCCGCCCGTCGTATTGCAGATGCTGACCACGGTCTGCTGCCCGGCGGGGTTCACCGCGCACGGGAAGGGGCCATAGATGCCGGTCGAGTCGATGATGGCCCCACGCGCCGCGCTCGTCTGGAAGGTCGCGCCCGTGGAGCCCGTGGCGTTGCCGAATTCGAACAGCACACCCGGCTGACTCGCCACAAGGTAGAGCGCCTTGGCCCCTGGTGGGATAGCGAAGCCGCCCGACTGCTGGTTGTTGACCGCGACGCCGGCCGCGCCGCCGCTCGGACCAGTAATCGAGCCCAAAAAGTACATGCTTTACAGGTACACCCGCGGGTGTGTCACACGCGAACGGGCAAGATAAAAGATTTTTGTTGACAAACTTGATGGGAGAGCTATATTAGCATCATGAACACGATGGAGGGCACGACGATGACGAATACGTCCGACATCAAGCACGCTTTCGAGTCCCTCGGTGCGCCACCGTATCGCTTCGTTGGCTTCGAGGTGCGCAAGTACCAGGCGTGCCATGGTGCCCCGATTCAGTGCGGTGGCTCCTGCGACTACTGCGGGACTGGCATCATGGACACCTACTGGTTTGTGTCCTCCGACGGCAAGCGCTTTAAGGTCGGCTCCGATTGCGTGCGCAAGAGCGGTGACGCAGGGCTTTACAGCCAGATTCAGCGCCAGATCAACGCCGTCAAGACGGAGCGTCGGCGCGAGCGCGAGGCCGAGAAGATCGCCGCCATCCGCCTGCAGATGGGCGACGAAACCGTGCGCGCGAAGCTTGCCACGCAGCCGCACCCCATCGATTACCGCGCCAAAAACGGCGCCACATTACTCAACTGGGCCGACTGGATGATGGTCAACGCCGGCAACGCTGGCCGCCTCGCGGTGGGCAAGGCCATCGCCAAACTGACCGTCTAACCCTGCACCATGAAGACACGACGCAAACGACCCTGGCACGAGCGCTTCGACGAGAAGTGGCGCACGAGCCCTACAGGATGCTTTCTGTGGATGGGCGCTTTGAATAGCAACGGTTATGGCGTGTTCTACCTAGACGGTCGGATGCAGTACGCGCATCGTGTGGCGTTCTCGTCTATGAATGGTGAAGCGACGGAGAAGACAGAGATCGATCATCTCTGCCGAACGCGTAACTGCGTCAATCCTGATCACATGGAGATCGTGACGCACAGGGAGAACACGTTGCGCGGCGACACGGTCTCCGGTCGAAGTGCCCGCAAAACGTCGTGCATCCGGGGCCACGAATTACCGATTGCCAATCGCAAAGGGCGTCGTCGCTGCAAGCCGTGTGCAGCACTCGCCGAAGCAAACCGCCCTGCTCGCGACTGGAGCAAGGTGAAACGCAATAAGTAGCGCGCCTTGGCGACAGGGCGCGCGATGGAGGGCAAGCCGATGAAGACCGTGTACCGCTACCAGGACGGATCGCAGCTGAAAGGTGTTCCGAGTGACAAGCTGATCGCTGAGAGCGAGAACGAATCGAGTGGGACAGGGGCGGTGCTCGCCTACCTCGACACCAACACGGGCGTGTGGCGATACGTGGCGCCAGGGAGGGTTGATTCCATACGCCGCTACCGTGGCGCCGACGCGATCACGGTGTACGTCAAATAACACCATAACGAAAGGGCTCGACGAGGAATAGCGCAACAGCGGTAGGCGACAAGTCTGCAGGTTGAGCATTCGTAACGAGGGCCGCTGTCCAGAAATGGATCGATGCCGCCTTCCCCGACGCGGGTTAACGGGGACCCGTTGCGCTATTCCTCGTCGAGCCCACCTACGATCGCACTCAAGTCCGGCTCCGCGTAGCACCTGCACTGGATCGGCTCGCCCGGGTGGCCATCCTCGGGCGGATCGTCCCACTCGAAATGCTGCCCCTCACGCTCGCGGTGCTCGTCACGCTCGCGCGCGTCCAGCGCCCCCCGCCACACGTAGCCCGTAACGCCGAGCGCCTCCTGTCGGTCCTGATTCACCTGCGCGTTCAGCTTTCCGATCTGATCCCGCGCGATGCGCCGCGCGTCCGACTCAGCGACGTCGCCGCGAAGGGCGATCTCGTCGGCGAGCTGGTCTACGTGCCAGCCCTCCTCGAACGCGGTTGAGACCGTCTCGCGCAGCGAATCGAAATAACGCTCGGGGACCGTCTTGACGAGGTCGACGTTCTCCCGCACGAAGCCAGGAATGCGGTCGGTCGTGGGCTTCTCGACCGACGACAGCGGCACGCCCACCGCCTGACGCACCTGCCGGTCAAGCTGGACCTTCTGAAACTCACTCGTCCGCACGCCGAACTGGCGCGCGACCTCGGCCAACTCACGCTCGTTGACCGCCTGCGCGGCGCGCGCAGCTGCCTTGTCGATAAGCTCGCGGGCGCGGTCCTTTCGGCCACCGGCGTCGAGGTGCAGCTCCGCGCGCTCGTCCGCGAGCAAGCGCAAGATCTCGTCCCGCACGACCGCCATCGCCCGCGCGCAGGGCTCGACCGCGCGAGCGCGGATCGCCTTGTAGTACTCGAGCCGCAGTCCGTCGGGCTGCACCTGGCGCGGCATGCGCCCGCCCCGACGCCTGTGCATCGCGGGCGCGGCGGCGCGCAGCAGCCGGACCATGGCGACAGTACGCGAGCGCGGATGGATCACTCGGCCGCAGCCTTCTTTTTCGTCGGCCTGGACTTCGGCGCCGGCTCGTCATCAGCGGGCGCGGGCTTCTCACCCGGTTGCGGCTGCGCCGGCGCGTTCTTCGTCGCCTCGACCTTAGCCGCGTGCATCTCGGCCTGCTGCGACTGAGCGACCTTGAGCTGCGAGGCCTGCGCCTTCTCAGCCTCCGCCTTGTCGGCCTCGTCCTGCGCGGCCATCTCCGCGCGCCCGTCCATGTCGAGCACGAGCGGACCATCGTTGTACTCCGAGCCCGCGAAGCGCGTCGCCGCGACCTCCTCCGCCGTCACGACGCTGTTGGTCAAGTAGACCGCGTCGGCCTGCGCAACCTTGAGATAGCGGTCCGCCTTTTCGGTCGCGCTCATCTGGTACAGCGGCCGGTTGATCACACTCCAGCGCGCGGGCTCGACACCGTCGGCCGGGCCCTCTTTCGATTTGAGGATAAGCCCGACCAGACGCTTTAGCTGCGGCAGCATGCGCTTGCGCTGCCAACTGGCAACGCGGTCGTAGAACCAGCGGATCTCACTGTCGCCCGTCGCGTTCAGACCCGCCGGCGCCTGACCCATGAGCAGCGACACGGGCATGCCCGCGGCGGCGGCGAGGCGCAGGGCAAACTGCTGCAATACCTCGGGCAGTCCCGAGAGCGAGGCCATCTCGCGCCGGAAATCCTCCTCGGAGTCCAACATCATGAGCCCGGCGATCGAACGACCCATGTTGAGCGCGCGGCCACGCGTCGCCACTACGCCCGTCCCGGCTCGGTTGTTGGCCAGGAGCGACTGCGCGAGATTCTTGATCTTGAGCACGCCCTGCGCGAAATCCGTCATCAGATTCGCCACGCCGGCCCACGTCTGGTCGTACTGCTGCAGCACGTTGTCGACGCGCGTGAAGAGCGAATCGCCCCATCCGCGCATCTGCACACGCGCTCGGCGGGAGGCGGCGATGCCGGGGAACACGAGCACGCGCGACTCGTGCACCCAGGTGATGAGTGGACCGTAAACGCCGTTCGGCCCACTCGCCGCGGGCAGTACGTTGCCGGTGACACGCTCGCCGGGCGCTGGGATCTTGGCGATGGGCACGCCGAGGTTGCGCAGCATGTACATCTCAGGCTGGCCATACTTCGGCGAGGCCACGTCGCGGTACCACGACCACGCCACCAGCTCCCCGTCCCAGCCGCCCGTGAACGCCGTGATGTGGTTGACGGCGTCGACGCGCTCCTCGTCGAGCGGCTTCGACAGATCCTCGCTGCCGTCGTCCGCGCCGACGAGGATGCCCGCGCCACCGTAGGCGCGCTCGTAGCAGAGCGCCTCCCAGAACACCTGCAGCGCGTCGAGCTCCTCGAGCTTGGCATCGACCGCCTCGGCCATTTCGATGCCCGCATCATCCACGTCGATCTCGCCCGGGTGCTTCGCGGGCGCCGGTGGCCCACCGAACGGCGGCGGGGGCACGGCAGGCTCGCCCGCACCGGCGCTCGGAGGGAAAGCATCGACCTTGTCGGCGGGCTCCTCCTCGTCGTCCTCGTCCGAGGGCTGCACCTGCACGTCCCAGCCCTCGCGCGTCATCTCGTCCGGGATGGTCTCGATCAGCCGGGCGCCGAGGTCACTACCACGCCAGCGCTCCTCGGCGGCCACCTGCGACACGAAGTTGAGCTCGAAACCCATACCCCCGCGCCTGCCGCCGAGCGACTTATCGCGCTCCCAGGTACCGATGCCGGTCAGCTCGTTGCGGTAGCCGTCGAGGTTGATCTGGTCCCAGCGCGCCACGCCCGTCGACGGCGCGCGCTTCTCGATCTCGTCGAGCACCTCGGGCGAGCGCCACGGGTCGACGACCGCGGGCGTCTGGGGCTCATAGCCGTCAACGCTATCGGTCACGCGCGGTTTGCGCCGGAACCAGTCCTGCCATGCCATGTGAAAGAAGGTAACGCGGATACAGGAGGAAAGGCTAGCGGACTACTCCGGGGCTATCTCTATACTGCCCAGCGCCACAACGGCACCACCGACATCGTGACGTTTCGCAGGACGCGGTTTCGCTTGTCGTCGACGTTTACGACCTTCGCGGCTCCAGCTTCGCTGTTGGTCCACTGTAGCACCAGCTCCGCGTAGCCGGGCACATAGTCAGGTACCCAATAGCCCTGCGCACGCGCCTCGGCGGCGCTCATGCCAGGCCACAGCGAAAATAGAGTCTCACCGCTCATCGCTTGGCCTCGACGGCGCGACGGTAGAGGCAGGACGCGGCGTGAGATCCTCCGGTCTCGTCGCGCTGCTGGGCGTTGCACATCGTGCAGTAATATCGCCGCGCGCCCATGTCTACGTCGACGCCGATTGGTTCTTTCATGCTCGCCAGGTCGCTCACGATGCCCTCCGCCACGCGCAGCCGCTCGATCAACTCAGGCACGGCATTGCAGGCGGCGGCGATGTAGTCGGCGGTTTCGGCGTTGTGCGTACTCACATTGATGTCGCCAAACCAGGCTCCCGTCGCCGTGCAGAGCAGGTGAGCAGGCGAGCCATCGTCGGGCGTAGTCGTATACGGCAACGCCGTCGCCGCGTTCTTGAGCCGCTCGAGTTCGGCGATGTCGACGGTCACTCGTCGTACCCGCGCACCATGCGCTCGACCGCGCTGCCCTTTTCGGACTGCCCGCGCTCGGCCATGCGCAGCGTGTCGCCATCCGTCTCGGTCTGCAGCGCCCCTACGATCGCGCGCTCGACCTCGAGCACTCGGGCGCGCATCGTTGCGTCGAGCGACCGCGTCGGCAGGTCGCGCAGGAGGTCGAGGGCGAGCTTGGCCGACTTGCGCACGTCCTCATGCACTTCCACCGCGATCCCCCGCACCGGATAGCCGTACCTATCGCGCTCCATGTTCACATACGAGAACATGCGATCCATCTGCGTCCGCGCACCCGCGACTTCCCACGATCGGCTGCGCATCTTCTCGTTCAGACGCTGACGAAACTGCTCGCAGGTCTCGCCCGCGTCGCGCGTTATGCCCACGGCCCAGGCCCGTGCGTCGAGGGCCTCTCCCGTCGCGGTAGCGGGATCGCACGTCGGCATGAACGCGCCTCGGCGCCGCGCCTCCCACGACTCGTACCCCGTCACGCCGTCGATAGGCGGATCGAAAACGATCCACTCGGGCCTGCTGACGTGCTCTACCCACGACTCGTACCCCGTCACGCCGTCGATAGGCGGATCGAAAACGATCCACTCGGGCCTGCTGACGTGCTCTATCCCGTTATGCCCCAGCAAAATAATAGACCCCGAAGACTCACGATGAATCTTGAACCGTAGCCCGCCGAACTCGAACCGTAGCCCGCCGAACTCGAACAGCACCACTTCCACGCCGGCGTATCTCGAGCAAAACTCCCTCAGCAGCGACATAGCCCACCTCCTCGCGCATGCTCACCCGCGCACCGTCGATTGTCAACTAAAATCTACGAAACGCGCCATAGGCCGCGTCGAAGTCGACGGCGGCGGGACCGCGATGCACCAGCTGCCAATCGCCACCGGCGCGCTGGAACACGAGCGACTCCTCGCGTCCGGCAAGCGCGCCGACGCCGGGCTGCATGACCACGACCCGCATCTGCGACCCGTCGCGCGAGTGGTCGATCTGCAAAATCTCACGGCCGTCGATGACGTCGTCGATGATCTTCATCGTCCCCACCCGTCCCTCGACCAGCCATCTTGCGCTGCCTCGTCGAGGTCCGCCAGCGCCCACAGATCAGCCGTGCCCGCCTCCGCCACCGCGAGCAGGTGCACGCCGTCGGCGAGCGCATCAACGTGGTCGTCATGCACCGCGGGGTCGGGGAAGCCCTCGAGCACGTCGAGGAAGCGGTCGTTCCACGGCCCTCGGACGATGTAGATGTTGCCCGCCTGCGCCTGAGAGCTCGCCGGGCCCGCGTGCGTAATCTTGTCGCCCGTCGCGCGCGAGCGCCGCGGCGTGTGCACGATGCGGCCGAGCAGCATCGAGACAAATTCCTGCGCCTGCGCTTTGCCCGCCTGGCCCGGGTCCTGCGGCACCGAGACCTCCGTATCAGGCTCGCTATCGGCCGTATTCTTGACCTGCTCGCGCACGGCACGCGGCCCCCACTGCCCGTCGTTGACGTGCTCGACGACGAGCGCACCGTCGGTCAGAAGCGACAGCCGCACACCAGCCGACCAGTCAGGGTTCGTGCTCGTATCAATGCCGCCCTCGCCCTCGGTCGAAGCAAGGTCCCAGCAGCGCACACGCCTCACGACGCGATCGCCAGCGGGCACAGACTCGAGAAACTTGAACTTGAACATGCCGCGGTTGAACATCTTGCCCGCGCGAGCATCGCGCACGGGACGCTGGCCAAACTGCGACGCGTACTTGAGCACCGAGAAGGATTTTTTGATCTGCGCCAGCGCGTCGGGCGGGAAGCGCTCGGGGTCGAGCACCTCGCCCATCTTGCGATCGTCACGCCACAGCTCGCGCTTGGTGCCGTCGACGGTCTCGTGCGTGGCGTGCTCGCGCTCGTCCTTCTCCATCGGCGTGCAGAAGTGCTCCCAGCCCGACTCAATGGCCCAGCGCGAGGGGTCGTCGGTGTCCATGCGCTGCATGAGCATGACCGCGGCACCCGTCGCGGCGTCGTTGAATCGGGTCGCGACGGCCTGCTGTACGGCCTCGAGCGCGCGGCTGCGCTCCGCCATGGAGCGCGCCTCCTCGGCTGATAGCGGGTCGTCGATGCAGATCTTGGTCGCGCCGCGGCCGATGACGCCCGATTTGATGCTGCTCGCAATGCGCCGACCACCGGCGGTGTTGGCGAAATCGTCCTGCCGATTCGAGACGCGCCCGCCCGTCGTCCGCTCGACGCCCAACCGCCACGGCGGGCGGAACGTTTCCTGGTACCACGGCGACTCGATAAGCGCGCGGCATTTGGTCGAGTGCTCCGTCACGAGATCGTCGCTGTACGAGAGGTAGATGAACGCCTCGCGCGGGTCGACGCAGGCCCAGATCCAAGCGGGCCACATGATGGCGAACATGTTCGACTTGCCCGTTCGTGGCGGGCCGTTGCCGACGAGGCGGCGGATGCGGCCGCGCGCAACCGCCTCGAGATGCAGGGCGAGCCAAGCGAGGTAGCGGTTCCACTGCAGCGGGCGCTGGTCAACGTACTGCCAGGCGTTTTGGGCGAACTCCGCGAACGACCACCGCCCCGCGCGCTCCGCCTTGCGCCGGGCACGCTCCGCGGCAATGTCGGCCAGGGCGCGCTGCGGGTCACGGGCGAGCGAATCGAGTATGGGGCGAGAACTCAGGACCCCTCGTCATTCGCAACGCCCGGCCCCAGGAGCAACGTTTGCGGCTCGGGGGGTGCCTGCACCGCGGCGGAGCGCAGAGCGGCCTCCAGCGCGTCCAGCTGTGCATCCGGCAAATCTCGGTAGGATACTGTAAGTCCGGCCTGCATTTGCCCCTGTGCCTGCGGGGCTTGGTGCAAGTGCAGGTGCTTTTCGGCCTCGAGCACGCCCGTAATCTGCGCCAGGAGCTGCTCGGCGCGCATCATCGGCGAATACGCGCCCTCACGCTCGAGCTTGTGCGAGAGGTACGTCAGCCGGTGCAGTCGCACGTCGATGTCGTGCCCGCGCTCGGCCTCGCGTCGCTCGCGAATGGCGCGGAACGCGTTGGCCTTGTACCGGTCGACGGTGCGCACGTTACAGGTGGGGTGTGCCTCGCGAAACTCAGCGATGAACTCAGGTCGCGGCTTGCCCTCAGCGACGAGGCGCTCCGCGGTCGCCATGCGCGCGGCCTGCACGACGTGCCCCGGGCGCACACCCCGCCCTCGCCTCCTGGCTACTGCGTTAGCCACTGCTTGTCACCGCTGGCCACAATTTCGACAATGCGGCCCGCCAGCCCAATTCGTCAACGTAAATATAGCCGCTCCAGCCCATTACCTGTGCGGGTATGCTGCGGGTAAAGCCAAAATCATTACCCGCGGGTTATCTTCATGGCATCATTGACGAAACATGCAACACGCGGGGTGCGGGTATTAAGTTCTGACTCCTCACGTAGGCATGTCACGGGGGTGCGCGCGACACGCGCACACATATTTAATCACGAACGCGGATCATGCACATAAATGTGACATCCCCTATGTGTGAGGTAGAAAAGTATACCCGCTATACCCGCTGTACCCGCATCTATCTGATCTGAAATAGATTTTTTTTGCGGGTAATAAAATTCGGCGCGGATGCCTTTACCCGCATCACCCGCACTCCCAATTGGCGTTTTGAATTATCGGAGGAAAATCAGACTGAGGCAGATTTAACGGGCTGGACGAGCCATAAAATGATCTTGTCGTGCCCAAGAAATCGGGCGCGCGAGATCTGGCGTCCACCTACAGGTCGGTCTCGTAGCTTCTTGAGCAGATGGCCCACTTGGCGACCTGTAGGTGCCGCGCCCGGTCGAACGAAAGCGAGGGCTGCGACCGCCTCCTTCAGGGCGTCATTGCGGTCGTCAGGCATGAAGGTGGCGCATGCGGCTGCGACCTGGGCGGATGTGAACCCTTCGGGCGAGTCCTTCTGCACGCGCTCGAGCCCCGTCATGAGCTGGGCGATGTGAGAGGGTTCTTCGTCGACCTCGTCGGAGAGCTGGCGTCGGCCGTCGGCGGGGTCGGGCAGGCCGAGCCACACGATGGGGGCGCGCACTTCGCGGGACCACGACTCGAACGACCCCCAGCTCTCCATCTGCACCGGCGGGCTGCCGGCGACGACGTAGGCGCGCAAGATCGTGAGCAGATCCCGAACGAGCTCGGCCCTGTGCGCCAGGATGTGCGGCTTGCCGTCGCGCTCGCCGCTCAGGTCGTACTTGAACTTGGACGAGTCGCGGAGCCATGGCTGCTCGTCGGCGGACTGGAGGCGAATGTACAACACGCGCCGCACGAGGTCGTCGCGCAAGGGGATGTTGTTGCCCGTGGCGAACACGGTCATGCGCACCACCTTGTCGACGCGCTTGTTCGTGCCCAACAAGCGATCTGACCACCGCCCGTCATTGGTGAGCGCGGCGTCGAGCGCGGCGCCACCGACGGCACCGGTGAGGTTGTCGAAGCAGGTGACGGTGTCGCCCGCCATCACCGCCGAGGAGAACTGCTTTCTGAACTCGTCGGGGTCCTTCGCCTCTGGCGTCTTGCTCGCCTTGTGGCCGAGCGCGATCTGGCACGCCATGTCGACGAGGTTCGTCTTGCCCGAGGCACGCACGTTGCCGTCGATGAGGAACATTGGTATCGGCCCGCGGATGCGGGTACGACAGAACTGCGTCAGGCACGCCGCTAGCCACGCGGATAGGTAGGCGCGCTCGACCAACGGGAAGTCGCATAGGAGGTCCAGCACGCGCTCGGCCGCCGCGCGCGCATCCTCGCGCGTCGGGCGCTCGGGCAGGGGCAGCGGCGCGAATGATGGCGCATAGTAGACGCCGCTCGAACGGTCATAGCCGGGCTCGACCACTTCGCCATCGAGGTTGAGCACCGGCGCGTCGGTGAAGTCGGTGATGGGCGGCACGCCGGGCCAGTGCACGCGGTCGTAGATCTGGTCGACGAGCCACGTCGGCGGGTTGGCGCCGACCCAATCCTTGGCGCGAGCGTCGTACTTTTCGAGCTCGCAGCATCTGGAGATGAGCCCACGGACGATCGAGCGCGCCAGCGGCACCAAGCGCTTCTTTTCGCCCGGGAGCTCGCCGGGCATCACGGCGACGAGCTGGTCGTACCTAGCGTATACGCCGTTGCGCGCGGCCATGCACTCGAGCACCTCGTCGGCGACGTCGGCTTCCTTGTGCGTCAGGCGCACGATGCGCAGCCGGTCCGGGTTGGCGGACTGCACTGCGGCCGTGTCCGGTGCCGCCGCGGGCGCCTCGTCGAGCGCGCGCTGGATCCTGTACTCGTGCAAGAGGTACCCGACCGGGCGCCCGTCGAGGCCCTCGTCGTCCTTGCCCTGGTCGATCTTGTGCTCGATCTGCGCCTCGTCCTCCCATGGGGGCTCGCAGCGCGACCAGTAGGACGCCAAGATCTCACGCGTCGCCTCGTCGTCGGGCAGACCGAGGCCGCGGAACACGTCGCGGCACAGGTGCAGCATCGCCACGCCGCCGCCCTTGCCCTCGACGCCCGGTCGCCGACGGTCCACCATCTTCTTGGCGAATTCGCGCACCGACGGCAGCAGTGGGCCATGGTCCACCGGGCTCCAGGGGCGCGCGTCCTCGCGCGGGCGCCTCGACTTGGCAATGGCGGCCGTGACCAGCCACGCGGGCGCGTCTGAGGGGTCCGCGTCGACGAGCACGGCGTAGCGCTCGCCCGATAGATGGAGCGAGCCCGGGCCGACGATGAATCCGCCCTCGCCGCGGATGTCGATGCCAGAGGCGATGCGCGAGCCCGAGTTGCGGACGCCGGCGACGTGGCGAAAGATGGCGTGGATGCCGCCCGAGCCCGTGCGCACGGCCGCCGTCTCGGGTAGGGGGCCATGCTCGCGCTCGAGCGCCGCCAGCGACTCCATGCCGCCATTCTTAGGGTCGACGTCGAGGACCATGATCCCCGAGGCCGCGCCCGTGGCGATACCGAAGTTGATGCCAGGCGCCCGCGCGAACCACGACCGCACCTCAGCCTCGTCGGCGACGATGGTCTGCCATCGATTGAAGAGCGGGTGCTTGCCCTGGGATTTGCATTTCTCGTCGCCGCACGTGCACCGGCCGTCGACGATGCCGTGCACGGGAAATACCCGCCAGCCAGCCGCCAGGCAGGCCAGCGCCCCCTCGAGCGAGTTCAAGCAGACACCCGCGACTCCAGTTGCCCGAGTGCCCGCTCGACTAGCGCCCGGGTCCCAGCGTGCACGTTCAGCCCGGCCATGGCGCGATAGAGTGTTTCCGGGCGTATGCACGCCACTTCGAGCACGGCTTGCTCACCTAGATCCCGTACGACCCGCAACAGCCTCCGACGCAGATCGAGCGCCACGGGGGCTTTATTCGGTTTTTCGGTTTTCATAGGAAGGTGACGATTGTGCTACTGTGGCCGCGTGAGTGTCAAGGTTGCTCGCGGTGTGCACGAGGGACGCACTGCGTTGAAAGATTTTAGTTGACGAAGTGAACGGCCAAGCGCAAGGTAGGCTCACAGCGGAGGGGACCGAAGATGACGATCGATGAGGCGCGATGCGAAGCGCAGCGGCGCTGGGGTGTGCCGGGCTCGGTCAAGATGGACGACGGGCAGTGCGTCGTCGGCACCATCGGCGGCGACATGATGGCCAACGGCACCTTCGGCTACGGTCGCGGGTGGACGTGGGAGGAGGCGTTCGCCGACGCTGACCGCCGTGCGGGTGCCAAATGACCAGGATCGAGGCGTTCAAGGCCACCCGCGCTAATGGGCGTGATTTCTACTCCGACTCGTTCGTGCACGAAATCGGGGCGGTGCTCACGGAGCCCAATAGTCGACCTCGGGGATCGGGATGTTGCGTGGCCGGGCTGCACGTGTCCCCGACCGCCAGGCTGGCCGCCCGTTGCTCCAACGGGATATCTGGTGCTGGCAAGGGCTCGCGTCCGTGGAGGTTCTGGCGCGTCAGCATTGACCTCGCGGACCTCCTCGACCAAGTGGACGATAAGTGGCGAGTGCGTTCATATCGAGTCGAGGCGGAGCTGTCGTTTGCCGACGTCTTTGGAAAGGAGATCTCGTTCGCGGTGGCCGAGACGCGCGCCACGATCGAGTCGTTCAAGACCATTCCTTGGCTGAATCCGACCCAGAATCTGACCGAGCAGGAGTGGGTCGCCAAGCTCCGACCCCTCCTCGCTCAATGGCACGATACGATCTCCGTCTGGCACGCGAAGCGCGGCATCAATCGCGTCATACCCAGGACCGCGCGCATCATCACAGACCTACGCGGCGCGATTGATGCCGCAAAATCTTCGAGCTACGCCGCCGACGCCGCCGACGCCGACGCCGACGCCGACGCCGACGCCGACGCCGCCGCCGACGCCGACGCCGCCGCCGACGCCGCCGCCGCCGCCGCCGCCGACGCCGCCGCCGACGCCGCCGACGCCGCCGCCGCCGACGCCGCCGCCGCCGACGCCGCCGCCGCCGCCGCCGCCGCCGCCGCCGCCGCCGCCGCCGCCGCCGCCGCCGCCGCCGCCGCCG